CTAGTCATCTGTACCTATATCGAGTTTGGGCAATCCCTTGACGATTTTCTGGGTTTCCAAGCTCACGGTGACCACGCGCTGGAACAGCTCCAGTGGGTACTTTGGGTTGCCCATGGTTTCACTGGCCCAGTCGTTGGCGTCGTTGACGATACCGCTGGCCTTGTCGGTGCGCACCGCTTGACGCTCCATCACCCAGTCCAGTGCTGCCTTGCCGTTGACCACGTAATCCCAGGCCGCTTCAGGAACGTCCTTGAGGGTGATGCGGTGGTTGTAGATGACAGTGGTTTTGTCGCCCTTCTTGGCGAACTTCATCTTCTCCACTCGGTAGTCCGCGGCGGAGAGTGTGCCCTTGGACTCTATGGTCAGTGGATATGGCTCGACAGTTTCGTAGTTCAGGTGAAGGTCGGCTAAGGCGCGGCCCGCCTTACTGAAAGTCCAGAAGTCGGCGCTTTTCTTAACTGCTGGAATGCGTGGCAGCTCCTTGCTCAGGTTGTCTGCGTAGCGCTCGCGGTAATCAGGCGAATGTAGGATACCGTAGACGTAGTAGAACAGGTCTTCCTTGCTGATCACCTCGCCGGGGTAGGCCGTATGGAAGTGTGCAAGGCCTGCGTCCGTTATCGCATCGCGGCGGCGCAACCCACTTTCAACTGGTTCTGCAAAGAGGTCATTATCTGAGGCTTGGTCGGCTTCGTCGTAAAGGTAGAGGGGAAAGCATTGCGAGCCTTCAATATCAACGAAGTGAAGGCTCGGTACATGACGTGAAATCAACGCGCTGAAGGCCACTTTCTCGCCAGAGGCTGAAACGCCGATCACCAAGTTTTCCGCGCTGGGATTGGGGAAGAGGCGCGGGATCTGTAGCACCATCTCGTTAAAAGCACGATTGAAATACATCCACTGTTTAGTGAATGGTCGATACAACCCTGTCACCAAGCATTCACTTTCAAACGTATACGTGCGCCCCTTTCCAAGGTTCTGCTTCAAGGCGCGAGACCAACTGATGTGTGCCGGGTCGACGCTAATAAAGTTGTTGACCTGTTCCTGTCTAGCTTTTGTGTCCAGTCCTTTATGCGCTGCATCAAAGCGAGCCACTTCAGCGTTATAGAAGTGGATCATACTGCTCATGTTGACCTCTAGCTTCATCCGGCTGGCGTTGTAGGCCCAAGCATCGCGTGCCGTTACAACGCCAAGAGAGAAACTGTCGAACAGCTTGATGTCACTATTCTTTTTGTCGCCGGTCGCGATGAACTGACCAAAACTGTTGTCGCGCTGCTTTAGCCAATCGCCATGCTCGTCCGGGATAATCCGCTGCCATTGCTCGATACCGGTCACGCTGGCGTAGTCAGCTATTTTCTCAAGCTTTTCATCTCGACTCAGATAATCGCCAATGTCGTGAAAAAAAATCTGGCCCTGAGCATGTGCGTTGGGATTCTTAACCAATAGCGAAATGGCGATAGGTGCCCGGCTACCACTGCCGAATATCTTGCCTCCTTCTTTGCGAGAGGTTTCGCCACTGGTGCGCTGGTTGCCGCGCAGGTGGAACACATAGAGGCTGGAAAACTCATCCGCCAAGCATTTGCGCATCCCGTCCTGCGAGGCGGCGTCCAAGAATCCAGCGTTGGTAACAAAGCCAATGATCCCAGCATTGCCGATACGGTCACTGGCCCAGCGAATAGAGCGTATGTAGCTATCGTAGAGTCCCCTTGACAGAGTGGCCTCAGAATGCGCCGCGTAAGTTTCCTCAATTCGCCGATCCAATGCGGGGTAGCTTACGTTCTGGTTGTTGTCGTTCTGGCTGCCTTGTCCTATGGAGTATGGTGGATTTCCCACAATCACTCGAATATCCAAGTTTTTCTGCCGTTTGCGTCGAGCGCTGTTGTCCTCAAGCAGTGCGTCTACCAGGTCATCCTTCTCATACATCTGGAAGGTGTCGGTCAGGCAAATGCCTTCGAACGGTGTGTACTCGTCAATTACTTGACCGTGATAGGCTGCCTCGATATTGATGGCGGCGATGTAATAGGCCAGCAGTACCAGCTCGTTGGCATGGATCTCATGCTTGAACTTGTGCGACAGTTCTTCCGGCTTGATCAAGCCCGACTGGATCAACCGGGTGATAAAGGTACCGGTGCCAGTAAAGGGATCGATGATATGGACGCCCTTGCTGCCGAGAGTTTGGCCGAACTCCTGTTGCAGAAGGTGGTTGACACTATGGAGGATGAAGTCCACTACCTGAACCGGGGTGTAAACGATACCCAGCTTGTCACGCAGCTTAGGGAAAGCATTGGCAAAGAATTTGTCATACAGCTCGACGATGATCTTCTGCTTGCCTTGGGCGTTGTCGATGCCGGCAGCGCGTTGACGAACGCTGGAGTAGAACTTTTCCAGTGTGTCGGCTTCCTTGGCCAGGTGATGCTCATGGAGCGCGTCCAGCACGCCTTGCATTGCCTTGGACATGGGGTTGTGGCTGGCGAAGCTGTATTCCTCGAACAGCGCATCGAACACTGGCTTGGTTACCAGATGCTGGGCAAGCATTTCGATGATCTCGCCATCGCTGATACTGTCGTTGAGATCATCGCGCAGCTCAGCGGCGAAAGCCTCGAAAGTCGCTCTCTCCTTGATGTATTCAGGGTTCTCCAAAATGCCTTGGATACGGTCGATATGGGTGCGGGCGATCTTGGCGATGTCGTTGGCCCAGTCTTCCCAGTGGTGGCGGTTGCCGCACTTGTCGACGATCTTGGCGTAGATGGCCTTCTCGATTTCCCCCACCTCATAGGCCAGCTCGGCCTGCTGGGTCATCTGGCCTTCGACATCGTACTTAGCGCGTTTCTCACCAATGCCGTACTGGCCTTTGCCTGCCTGGCCGTTGCTGGTGCCGCTAGCTTTCCTGGCCTTTTTATCGGCCTTGTCGGTGATGGCGATGACTTCCATCTTGCGCGGGTCAGAGCCGATCAGATCGAGCTTGTTGACCATGGCGTCGAAGCTGTCGTCGTGCGAGCGCAGTGCCTGAAGCACCTGCCAGACCACCTTATAGGTCTGGTTGTCGTTGAGCGCTTCGTGGGGCTCCATACCGGCAGGAATAACCACCGGCAGCACCACATAGCCACGCTTCTTGCCCGGTGCGTTGCGCATTACCCGGCCAACGGACTGCACCACGTCCACCTGGGAATTACGCGGGGTGAGGAAGAGCACGGCATCCAGCGCCGGCACGTCCACACCTTCAGACAGGCAGCGCACGTTGCTGAGTATGCGGCAGGTGTTGGCTGGCGGTTCTTCCTTGAGCCAGTTGAGCTTGGTTTCCTTGGCACTGGCATTCATGCCGCCATCGACGTGTGCGGCTTCGCATATGATGCGGGAGGCCTCATCAATGTTTTCTGACTCCTGATAAGCCTCCACCACCGACTGGAACATGCTCGCGATGTTGATCGAGCTGACCTTATGCTTGGTGCCTTTATAGTTGGGCGAGATCACCTGGCAGAAAGCTACAGCGCGCTTCATGGGTTGATCATCACCCACCAGATTTTCCGCCAGTCCCTGCTTGGCCAGCGCCTTCCAGCAACCGACGATCTTGGCGGCGTCGTCTACCTTGAGCTGGTTGTTCTCGTCCTTCAGCATGTCCTGAAGGCGGCGGCTGATGGTGCTTTCCTCGACGGTGAGTACCAACACCTTGTAGTCGGTGAGCAGACCTCGCTGAACGGCCTCGGAAAAGTTGATGACGAACAACTCTTTGCCGTACAGCGCTTCGTCATCCATCGAGCACAGGGTGACTTCGCCGGACTCGGCCTTGAGCTTGGCGTTGTCACCGTAGATGCGCGGCGTGGCGGTCATGTACAGGCGTTTAGCGGAGCGGATGTAGTCGGCGTCATGGATGCGCACGAAGCTGCTTTCGTCATCATCGTCGAAGGTTGCGCCTGTTGTCCGGTGCGCTTCGTCGCAGATCACTAGGTCGAATGCTGCCAGGTCGTACTCGTGCTGGGCGCGGCTGATTACATCGATGGAGTGATAGGTGGAGAACACAACGCTCATGTGCTCGGCATCGTGGCGCTTAAGCATTTCCGCCGCGAGGCGATCCGCCTTGGTGGTGGCCGGGTAGCGCAGTTCGTGAGCAAAGACCTGCGGGGTATCCTCATCGGCCTTGCGCTTCTTGCCTACATCGCTGTCGGAGCACACGGCGAAGCTGTGGAGCGGGGTTTCACTTTCTTGCGTCCACTCGGTGAGGGTCTGCGACAGCAGCGAGAGACTGGGCACCAGGAACAGCACACGCTTGCCCTTACCGGCCAGACGCTCGGCAATCTTCAAGCTGGTGAAGGTTTTGCCCGTACCGCAGGCCATGATCAGCTTGCCACGCTCGGCATTTTTGAGGCCTGCTGCAACAGCATTCAGCGCGGTTTTCTGGTGCTGATATTTCTCGTCCTCAAGTGATTTTTTTGCTTTCAGTATCGGTTTTTCGTGGGGCTGATACCTAGTCCAGTCGATCTGGCTTTCTTCTAGGGCTTGCAGGTCGATCTTGTTGATCGAAAGCTGCTGCCCTTGCAAAGCATCTTCGGCGTGCTCGCTCCAGTTGTTCGTGGTGGCCACGATGATGCGATGCGAGAACGGTGCCTTGCCGGATGCGGTAAAGAAGCTGTCGATATCCTTCTTCTGGACTTTGTAGTCTTCGGCGTACAGCTTGCACTGGATGGCGTGGTACTCGCCAATTCCCTGGGTGCGCGCGACTAGGTCGATGCCCGCATCCTTGCCACTGAGACCTTGTTCCTTCGCCCATTCGGCATACGTCCACACTTTGTCGTATAGGTCGCGGTAGGTGGCTTCATTACGCAGGTAGGTACAGATCAGCTCTTCGAAGTAGGTGCCTTTTTCTCGCTCGGTGACAGAAGCGCTGCGGTAGGTATTGAGCAAAGCTGATAAGGCTGACATCGGCAGGAATTCCTTTTGAACTACGCGTGGCGCATTGCAGACGCCAAATCCACGTAGTTTAGCAATTCAGCCCGTACTGATGCGAAGCGATGGTGCTTGTACCGACTTCAAGGGTGCCGGCTGAGTGTATGGGGCGCATTCAGTTTTTTATCGAGTCCAAATAGTCTGCCCATGTCTGCATCATTTCCCGGCGCTCCGGCAAGAAGGTGGTTCGATCGTATGCGCGTCCCAGCGGATTTTTTACCGTGTGAGCAAGCTGATGCTCCAGGAGATCTGGGCGAAACCCCAGCACCTCAGCACCTATGGTTCTCGCTGTCGCACGAAAGCCGTGCCCGGTCATTTCGTCGCCGCTGATGTCCATGCGGCGTAACGCACTGAGTACGGCATTGTTGGACATCGGCCGGTCGCCTCCTCGTGCCGAGGGGAAGGCGTACCGATGTCTGCCGGTGAGTGGTTTCAGCTCGCGCAGAACCGCGACTGCTTGTTGGCTGAGAGGAACCAAATGATCCGGCCGATCCTGTTTGGTGGCAGTGAGCCCTTTCATCTTGTGGCCGGGAATCAACCACTCGCCCGCATCCAGATTGACCTCCGACCACTCCATGTGGCGCAGGTCACCGGGCCGGCAGAACAGCAACGGGGCCAATTTGAGGGCACAACAAACAGGCAGTGTTCCCGTGTAGCTATCCAGTGCTTTGAGCAGTGCGCCGAGCTTTTCAGGATCGGTCACGGCGGCAAAGTGTTTCACCCGCTTGGCTGGGAGCGTACGAGAGAGGTTACCAATCTGGTTGGGTGGGGTGATTCCGGCAGCTTCGGCGAACTCGAAAATCTGTTTGTAGATTTGGGCTACACGACGCGCCGTCTCGCGAGCACCGCGCTTGATGATGCGCTGGAGGTTTTCGACCAGCATGGGCGTGCTGATGCTGCTGATCGGGAGTTTTCCCAGCCAGGGGAAGGCATTGAGCTCAAGGCGCTGCCGCACCGTGCGGGTGTACTCCGGATCCCAGGATGATTCGCGAATGGTGAGCCATTGCTTAGCAACGGACTCAAAGGTGTGCTGGTGATCGAGCTGGCTGACCACCTTGGCCATACGTCTTTGCAGAGAAGGGTCTTGGCCGCCGGCAAGCTGAACACGCGCGTCATCACGCTTGCGCCGAGCATCCTGCAAACCGACCTCGGGGTAAACACCAAGAGCCAGCCGCTTTTCCTTTCCCAAAAATCGGTACTTCAAGCGCCAGTAACGGCCTCCGTTGGGCTGAACTTCAAGGTACAAACCCTGTTCGTCATACAGACGATATGGCTTGTCCTGGGGCTTGGCGTTGCGGCAGTTGGTGTCTTTCAAAGGCATTGGGGGCACATCCTCTCCGAGCGAGCTGATGAGCGTTTTATGCCCCCATATATGCCCCCGTCAACCGTGGGATGCCCTGGGATTAGGTGGGAAAACGTGGGCAATAAAAAAGCCGTAAAGCTTTGATTTCTCTAGGCTTTACGGCTTTTCTGGGCCTTCCTGGGAAGACAAATTGGTGGAGCCGGGGGGATTTGAACCAGCGTCTAGTCCAGTGTTTTCGCGGCCTCCAGATCGGAAGCTGTCATAACGCTGTCATTCTGGTCGGAAACTCGGTTGGCATCCAGAGTGATGGTGTGTATAAATCGCACCTGAGCAGGATACGGTAGGCGCTTGACAGCATGGACCTGAGATGACCGACCACAATTTCACCAACACTACGATCACAGAAACAGTCGTTCTCTCCGAGCCGCTGAGTGGAAACTCTATCGCTTCTATACAGGCAATTTATCCTTTTACAGAAGCTGATTATGTGAGGCTGGATAGTCAGGGCAATGTAGTGAAAAACTGGGCGACGAGCTTTTTATTTGTAGCTATTGGCTCGGCGGTCACTCTTCTCCAAAACGTCTATAAAGACGGCCTTAATACCCCGAATGATGTTGCGTCAGGGGATGTGATAGTGTTATCAATTTTATCTCTGATTACTGCGTTGTTGTTTGTTGTTAGCGCGTTTGTGCCCAATGAGAAGAAGAAATTAATGAAGCGAATAGGGAAGTTTTTCAAAGATTCGGCAAGCCAGAATCATTTTATTAGGGGCGCAAAGTGATAACGAAAAGTAATCTTCCAAAAGGTTATATTCCTTATTCGAAGGTTAAACTTTGCAGCAATTTGCTCAGCGGCAGCACCTTCATTCTTTCGGTGGATGAAGTTCTGCCGCTCCTAGTTGGAAAAGGAAATAAACCTCAAATTTGGATACAGGCTATTGCTGATGCGGATATGAAGTCTTTTGTACCGATTGTAGAATCCTCCATCCCGCTGTTTCCGTTTGTCCGAGTCACCACTGAGTCTGGTGTCGTCCTCGTGTTTGTTAATGATCAAGTCATTATGTCCATTCGATCTGAGGTTGATGACGAAATTAATATTTTTCAGATGGACTTAAGGCCGATTGGGCTAAATATAGTCGGCGACGAAAAATCTCTTCGTTCCGGAGGCATGGAATTCAGCAACAGCACTTTTTCTGGGATGGGGACTTTTATGGGTTTTTCTTTGTAAGAGTTTCGGTAAAGTCCTGCATGTCGATGGGCCGCCACATCACTTCTGCTTTTTCGCCCGCGTTGTAGTCAGCTGATGGCATCCAGCGACCGTATATGCGTGCAATCATGGTCCAGTCACTGTGCCCCATCTGCTGCGCCACCCACATCGGATGCTCACCAGCAGACAGCATCATCGAAGCGTAGGTGTGGCGCGTCTGGTACGGCCGGCGGTAGCGCACACCAGCCTTCTTCAGCGCATACATCCAGAGCGTCTTTCGAATCGGGCCGTCACCGGCCCAGCGCTCTCCCGTCCTCGGGTTCTGAAAGACTTCCTGGTTGGCCAGGTAGGTGAATGCCTTCTGCGCCTTCAGGGCTTCCAGCGCAGGGCCGAGCAGCTTGATGCTGCGCCGGCCGGAAGTGGTCTTCGTCACCTCCGCTTTTCCCTTGGCTGCTTGGGTCATGGCGCGAGTGACATGCGCCTCGCCGCGGAGCCAGTCAATATCGCCCCACTCGAGGCCGACGAGTTCGCTGGTCCGCATCCCTGTCCAGAATGCGAACTGCACCAGGTTCCGCCCTTGACCATCGAGGGCGCTCAGGATCGCCCGCTGCTCTTCCGGCGAGAATGGGTCCACGTCGTCGACCTTGACCTCTCCCTTCCTTGCGTACGTCCAGCCGGCGAGGGGGTTGCTGTCGATCAGCTCCTCTTCCATCGCATCGCTGAGGGCCGAGCGTAGGCAGCTCTGGATATTGCTGAGCGTCTTGTTGCTCACCTTCAGGGTGTCCAGCCAATCCTTGACGGCCTTCCGCTTCAGGTCGACCACCATGACGGGCCCTAGGGCCGGCACCAGACGAAGCTCTACAATCTTCCTGTAGCCCTCGAAGGTACTACTGGAGACATGCTTGCGCTTCGACTCAAGCCATCGGCCAAGGAATCCCGCAACCGTCTCGCGTGACGCCTCAGGCGCAAACTTGGCGGCGCGCGGAGATCCAGGAAATGTCACCGAGTAGTCGAAGGTACCGGCGGCGATCGCATGTTCGATAGCCGCCTTGTGCTGCTCTGCTCGCTTCAGGTTAGTGGCGGTGGGCTTGAGCGAGATGCGCTCCCGGCACCTGACGCCGCGATACATGAACGTGATTTCGATACTCGAATCAGAGACCGCCCTGACTCCCCGCCCATCTCTACCCATGCTTCATACCCCTCTACATCAATAAGCGTCCGGCCATCCGGTGCTTTTTTCCATATCTCGCCGAAGCGCCAGACTCCGTCGCGGATCTTCGAGCGCACGGCGTCTTCGGTGTAGCCAGACTCGCTGGCGAATTTTTTAACAGTCAGGTAGCGCATTCCTGAGGCCTAGGCTTGAATGCAAGCCCCTCCCAGCGGCCGGATGGGCCGCGAATCTCGCAGCGCCGAACGTAGGCCCGGCGTTTCTTACTGTCGAACAGTGCCTGGCAGGCATCCATTTGCTCACCGTCGTTTGTCATTGCCAGCAGTCTGGCGCGGTCACCACTGTTGACGAAGACAAAGCCGTCTTTGACCTTCCCGAATCCACTGGTCCGGTATAAGGCCCAGCGCGCCCCTCCTTTCTTGCCGCCCTTTGACCCTTCGGTCAGGTAGAACGCAAACTCTCCCCTCATCACGCGAAGCAGAGTTCTAGCCATGGCGACCCCCACCATCTTTCGCCACTACCGAATACGCCTCCGGCTTTCGCTCAACCGTGCGGATCGATCCGTCCTGGCTGTGGACGGTGAGTGCCGGTCGCCGAATCTGCACCGTTCCATCTGACGCCGTCTCCTGCCGCGGGGCGCCGTAGAAAGGGCCATCCGGGGCGAATGGGTCAGGGATGGCCGACGGGTTTTCAAGCAAGAACTTCTGAAACAGGTTATGGACCGCTGCGGTAAGTGGCCCCGTGTTCCCTCGGTTGGAACGGCCACTCTTGTGGTCCGCGCTGTCCTCGAACTCCCCACCAATCCAGAGCAGGCCGCCAACGATTCCGGCGTCGCCCGCGCAGACCTCGGCAGCCTCGGCACGGTGGGCATGATTCACCCCCAGGAGATCGCACAGGTCGTCGAATGACAGAGCCTGCTCGATCATGGCTGAGTTTCCGATAAGCCAAGCACCGCACTCCTCCATGGCTTGCGCCGCAACTCTGGCCCGCTCCCGATATGCCATCCGCTCGCGCTCCAGCGCCTGCTCGGTGAACGGCATGCCCTTGAGAAGTCGTCGCCATTTCTGGCGATGCTCTGCGAAGCTGGCGTCGCGATCGGCGTGCACTGCCCGGATGAACATCCGGAGGGCTGCTATACGGACACGCAGGTTACGGCTGCTGTCGACGCCGAGGTCGATCAGCCGATGCATCGTTGCGCCCTTCATGCCCGACTCTCCTTGTTCGTGTCGCAGATCCGCAGGTCGACGCCACAGGCCTGGACCAGTTCGGTCAACTCGCCGAGCTTGGTGTTGGGGTTCTGCATCGCCTGGCCCAGGCGGACCAACTGCTGGCCGAGGGTGGCGAGCGGGGTAGGGCGATACCCTGGTGGTGGTGGAATGTCGGAGCCTCTCATCACTGGCATACCTCCCAGATGAACAGGGTCTTGAACGGCTGGAGCGCAGCGCCGGCGGCAACAGTGGCCAGGCCAAATAGCGCGACGAGTGCGATAGCGGTCAGTGCTTTTCTCATGCATCACCAAGTAGGAATCGCATCGCCGCGTAGGTTTCGGGGGCTCCGCTGCTGCGTTGCCAGTCCAGCCCAGCTTCTTGCAGGAAAAGGTTGGTGAGCTTTCCCCAACTGCTCGCCAGTGCGGCCCACTCCTGGCTGTGCTGGGCCATCTCGCGGATGCGTGGCGCCCATTCAGGGATCAAGTTCAGCAGAAGCAGGCAGCGATTCAGGTCGTCCGGGTCATGGGGATAGGCCGCGTGGTGGCGTTCCATGGGCAGACCGAGCATGTGATCGTGGATGGCCCGCGAAGACGCTCCCACTTGACCGTCACTCAGCCATCTGGCGGCCCGCTCCTCGATGGTGCTGCCGGTACCGGGCATGCTGGTGTCATAGCCCAGCGGGCAGCCGGCGTTATCCAGGGCTTTGACGCAGGCATCATCGAAACTTGCCAGGTCAACCCGACCCTGAATCAGGTCGTTCATCACCGGGGTGATAGCGTCGAGTTGGCGCTGGTTGAGGGCATGGCCCTTGAGGGTGATGCTCATGCGTCACCGCCTTCCGGCGGCTTCGCCATGGCAGCATCGATGGCCTCGTCCAGATCAGCCTCTGCCAGGAGGTTGCCGTCCTTGCCCCGCGGGAACAGGTTGACGACGCTCTTGTCCATGCGGTTGACCTCGCGGGCCAGGTCCGATGCGTAGAGAGCCGTGTTGCGCAGCCACAGGTAGCGCTTGGCGTTCTCGGCCTGCACTTCCCGCTCCAGCATCTGGTCCATCTCGACGCAGTCCTGGCACTGGCCATGCTGGCGAATGAAGGCCGCTTCGACGCTGTCCCCGGCGAACCAGTGGTTGCAGCGGCAGAAGGCCGGATCGACTGGTTGTTGCTGGCGCTTCATCTCGGTGACCACCACCTCGACGGCCTCGATCACCGGCACGCTGACATAGCCGTCCTCGATTGCCACTCGATCAAGCCAGCGTTCCAGGGTTCGAAGGCTTTCGCCAAGGGAGTCATCACCCGGCCTCGGCGCGGGGCCAGGGGGCTCGCCGGTATTACCTGGTCCGGAAACAGGTTCGCCGCCAGGGTTGCCCGGCTCCGTACTCACCCCAGCCCCGCTCAGCGCCGCCAGCGCGATCTGCCGCATGTTCGCCGCCGGCATGTTGTCCTGCTCGGGACAGGGGAACTCGGCGATGGTGCGGAGCGCCAGGTGTGCGTCCCCGTCAGCAAAGTGCGAGATAACCGCGCCTGCGCGCCCGATTGCTATGGGCATACCATTCCGCAGGTATGGGCGTACCGAGTCGATCTGCATGCCCATGCCTGAGCGGAGAACGATGGTGATGGGGCTCATGATCAGCGGCCTCCGGCGGCGGTGGTCAGCGCATCGAGGAGCGCTTGCTTTCGGCGCTGGCCATGCAGGTACTCGCGCAGGGCGATGATGACCACGCTGTTCATGCTGCGCTCGTCTCGCTTGGCCTCGGCTTCGACCTCGGCCCTCAGGCCGTCGGGCAGTCGGACAACGAACTTGTCCATATCCCGGCTGGTGCTGGCCGGCAGTTCGGTTACAACGGTTGCTCGTTTCATGATCAACCCTCCACCTTCACGAACCGGTGGTTGTCGTCGAGCCTGTAGTGCGTGTTCGGCTCCAGGCCGTCTTCGCCGATATAGCCGATGACGGTTCGGTACCGTTCGGTCTTTTCGTCCCAGTAGCGGATGCGGATCTCGCCTTTCTCCCCGGCGGTGGCGGTGCCCTTGTACCCGGCGGTGGCGGTGCCCTTGTACCCGGCGGTGGCGGTGCCCTTGTACCCGGCGGTGGCGGTGCCCCAGTCCCCGGCGGTGGCGGTGCCCTCGTCCCCGGCGGTGGCGGTGCCCCAGTCCCCGGCGGTGGCGGTGCCCTTGTACCCGGCGGTGGCGGTGCCCTTGTACCCGGCGGTGGCGGTGCCCTTGTACCCGGCGGTGGCGGTGCCCTTGTACCCGGCGGTGGCGGTGCCCCAGTCCCCGGCGGTGGCGGTGCCCTTGTACCCGGCGGTGGCGGTGCCCTTGTACCCGGCGGTGGCGGTGCCCTTGTACCCGGCGGTGGCGGTGCCCCAGTCCCCGGCGGTGGCGGTGCCATATGCGCCTACCTGACAGAGTTCCTTATCGCCTGCCTGTAGGGTGGCGCCGATCACTGCAACTCCGGCCGCGCGTGGTTCGTTTGCGATCAGGAACTGTGTTGCGCTTGCCTTGTCCCCGATGTGACGGACTGTGCAGCGAGGAAATTTCACCTTGCCGCCGAGGGCGATCAGGTCAGCTATTACGACCTCAACCACCAGCCACTTCGCATCGGCGTCGCCGACAGTGCTACTGCAAACATGGTCGCCCTGGCCGAACAGCCAGCCATGTAGGCCGTGACCGCACCTGTTGTCCTTCTTCCAGTCCGGGGCCTCGACTACTGCTCCGATCTTGTCGGGCCACTGAAACCCGCCGTGACTGGTGAGATCAGCGCTGCAGGTCCTGAGGATGAGAGCGGTGCCTTGCTTCTTGGTCTTTGCTTTGGTGGTCATGTTTTTCTCCAGTGGCGCCATCGCTGGCGCCGGGGCGAGGGGCTACTTGCTGATGCCGATGAAGGGAAGCGGGGAGCCGCTGGCCATGTAGGTGGGCAGCTTTCCGTCCCACTTCTCGACGGCATTGAGGGTCACGACGTCGGGGTTCGAGCGCAGCGCCTGGGCGCGGATCTCGATCGCCTTCGCGTCGGCGGTGGCCAGGGTCAGCTTCGCGTCCGCCTCCCCTTGGGCCCGAGCGCGTTCCTTGTCGGCTTCTGCCTTGGCTTGGGCGACCTCGTTACGGCGCTGCTCGGCCATCTGGGTGGCCTGGATCTTCGCGTTCAGGCTCTGCGTAACCTGCGGCGGGAGGACCAGGTCGGATGCGTAGTAGATGCGCTCGATGTTGATGCCGATGGGCGCCACCTGGTCGCGCACGCGCTTCTCGACGGCCAGCAGCAGGTCCGCCTTACCGGCGCCATAGACGCTCTCGACTGGAAGCTTCGAGGCAACATCGTTGAAGGCATCGCGCACCATGTTCCGCAGGAACTTGTTCGTGATTTCGTCGATTCCCGCCCGGTACTTCTGGAACAGCGTCGTCACCTTGTCGGGAGATACCGAGTAGGTGATGCCGACGGCGCCGCCAACCTTCATGCCCTCAACGGTCTGGAAGCTGATCGCTTCCTCGCCACCCCAGGTCTCGGTCTGCGTGAAGGTGGGGAACAGGTAGAGTTCCTCGTTCACGCCTACCCAGTAGCGCCCAGTGCCGACCTCGCGCGTCTCCACGCCCTTCTCGGAGCCGTAGAGGTTGACGATCACGCCGACGTTGCCGGCAGGCACCTTCGAACAGCCCGCCAGGACGGCGAGCAGGCACAGCATTGCAGCAGCGGGAATCCGCTTCATTGGTCTTTCTCCTTGCTGGTGGTGGCCGCTTCTTCACGGCGGGTGTTGGCGAGGTGGATGCCGAGGCAGACCGAGGCGATCAACCAGACGCCGGGGATGGCGAATCCCGCGAAGACCAGAACATCGTCGCGACTGCTGACCAGGGCCGGCCCAATGCCGCCCACCAGGGCGACGGACAACCCGGCATAGGCCAGCAGGGCGATACAGATCAGGAAGAGCTTCCCGGGCTTGATGAGAGGTTTGTTGTCCATGCTTTCCTCCAGGCAAGCCGATGGCCTGCCGCGGTTGTTGGCTTTCGCGAAAATCGGTTGGTTACTGCTTGGCTGCTTCGGCGCGTTCGGTCTGCCGCGTCAGATCAGCCCTCTCTGCTGCAGGTCGTTCAGTTCTGCGTCCGCAAATCCGGCCGCTGCCTTCAGGTCTGCCACGGTAAGCTCGTCGAGCGTCTTGCCCAGGCCCTGGATGTGCCGGGCGAAAGCGCGCTGTGCCGGCCCGTTGTAGCCATGGCAGAAGTCGGCCGCTGCGCGCAGTTCACCGTCGAGCTGCAGCGCCAGGATGTTGAGAGGATCGTTTCTGTCCCAGGCCATGATCACGCCACCCAGGCCACGCCATCGCGGCGAGCAGTCAGACGAGTTTCGATCTTCCTTTCGCCGCCACGGCGGCTGCGCATCATGTGGTCATCGTTGAGCAGTGGCTGACCGGCGACGAGGAAGGCGAGGGCGATCACGGCGGGCGAGATAAGCCCGCGGCGCATGGCTTCAGCCACCAGGGCGGCACGGCGGGTGACTCCGAGTTTGGTGGTCGCTGCCAGAACGCGCTTACCCACCGTGCCCGGCTGCATGCCCAGGTCGCGGGCCAGCTCCTTCGAGGTACGACCCGCAGCGATGCCCAGGACGCACTGAAGCTCACGCAGGGACAGGCCTTTGCCGAGGAAGCCGGTGAAACCGTGTGCTGTGATGGTGGCGGTGGTGGTCATGTGCTGCTCCGTGCTCTGGAACCAAGAAGGTACATACTGCAAATCAATCTAGTACCTTAAAGGTACATTGTCAATTGCAAAATGTACCTGTGAATCAGAATGGCAAGAGCGGAGTCTTTGAGGCGGGGCGTGAAGCTGGTGTAGGGGCACAGAAAGAAAGAGGAAGGGCTACGAGTAGGTGCAGGCTGAGATGGACGGTGTCGGCCTGGTGTTCAACGACGACGGCACCGTAACGCTGAGGTGGGATAGGCAGGCGCTGGAGGGGTAGGGCGGAAATGAAAAGCCCCGCAGATGCGGGGCCATTGGACAATCTCTTTCTGTTACGCCCTCATTTTTTCGAGGAACTCCTTCACCGGAGCGGTGCTGGATTCGCTAACAGTTTTCTCGGACGACTCGATTTCATTCAGTCGCTGACAAATGATTTGCTTGATCTCGGATCGAGCAAACCGATTGAGTAGGTCGCGGATCATCGGCTGATAGCCGACTCCGTGATACTCGGCAATTTTCTTGAGATCGTTTACTAATTGCTTTTGTAGGCGAATGGAAATCAGTTGGAGGCCGAGCGCGTCATCCACCTCTTGCTTTGAGCCAGTGGAGACTTGGGCGTGCGCTTCGGTCGTCCCGAGCTCGCCGCTTTCCCACAGTTCAACGTTGCTCATAGCTTCCTCACTCTTTGTCATTTGATTGCAAATTTTCTGTAGATACGTGTTTCTTCAGCACTGGGTTCGTACGCTGTTTTCAGGAAAACCTTACCATTCTCGAAGACGAAACAGATCTTTAGGGCCCTGCCAGCGTTTGTTTCGGCTACGAACCATTTCGTTACAGGGTCTGTCTTGTGATCCTCTCGCAGGTCGATCAGGTGTTCACCCTCGCAGTTCTCGAAGCATTGCTCGATTTCTCTGCGGCTCACGCCACCATGCTTTTCCTGAAGCTTCCTCTCGATGGCGTCCGAAATGATCAGATTTTCCAAGCGCGGTTACCATTTGACTTTGTATATACAGATGATAGGCCGCTCTGGGAGGTAGATCAATCCCTCTGTATATACAGACAGCTAGGCAGAAAAATGGTTCGGCTGAGAGCAGTCAGTGTCGCCGCCGGCGCATCACCGACCACCAGAACACCCACCCGATCACGCTGATGTCACCGGCACGCATCTGGTCCCTGGTGTACTCCTCATCGGGGTACTCGTCCCGGTTGTAGCTGCGCAACCGGATGCCGCCGCCAGGCAGGCGATAGACGAATTTCACCCGCAGCAGGTCGTCATGCTTCAGGGCGTAGATCTCGCCGTCGGTGATCGCGTTGACTGACATATCGATCCCGATGACGGCTCCGTCGGCAATGAGCGGTTCCATGCTGTTGCCGGTGACGTTAACGCAGACGGCGCATTTCGGATTCACTCCTGATTCGTGCAGCACGGATCTCGGGAACCTGATTTTGCGCTTTGCGAGCTCCAGATCTGGAAATCTGCCACCGCCCGCAGCCACCTGAATTTCGTCGAAGTAGGGGATCTCTACCTCGTCGAGATCAAGTGGATCACCTTCTTCCCACGTGGATAAAGGCATAAGATCTCTCTCGGCGTCGGCGTCGGCGTCGGCGTCGGCGTCGGCGGAGGGCAAGGGGGACACGGCTTTTGCCTGAAAGTGAGGCGCTTCAAAAATATGCTTGCCATGTAATACATCAAGCCAGCCGCGCGGTAAGTCAAAGCATTCTTCGATGTGCCTGGCGAGCTTGTTGCCGATGTTCTTCGTTGGGTTCGAGCCAATCAGCCTGCTGACCTGAGTTGGTTCACGGTCAATGCGGCTGGCGAACGCACCTGTCCCCCCCTCCTTCTCTGCAAGTGAAAGGGCATTTGTACGGCGGATAGTACTGATGTCAATCATTCATCCATTCCATCATCTGTACCAGAAATGTACAGAACCTTGACGGTACATAGACTTTTCGCCATCCTTGTACCCAGGAGGTACATTTATGGCCGTCATTACATCCCAAAACCCCAATGCGGAAGCCTTGCGGGAGTTTTGGAAAAGTCTGAGCACCAGGGAGCGCAGCGAGGCTGCGCGCAAGCTTGATACCTCTGTTGCGTACCTGCGACAGGTTCTGGCGTGTGGGCGCACGCCAGGGGCGGTTCTTGCTCGTGATCTGGAGCGTGTGTTCGAAGCTCGAATTGCGCGGCATCAGTTGAGGCCTGATCTGTACGACGTGCCCACAAGCTCCGCCGACCTTGAGCCCATTCTGCCGTCCGAATCCCGCCTCGGGCAGTGCGCTGATGCTGCTGTGCAGGCATCCAGTATGGGGGCGGAGCAATGATCCGAAACGTCTTCGTGATTCTGGCTGGACTGATTGCGGTGGCCGTTATCTGTGCCGCTGGGGTGATCCTCCATGCCATCGGCGGCTACCACATCGAGCTGACGCCGATCATCGCGACAGTGGGGGCCGCCGGCGGGATCGCGCTCCTTTGCCATGAGTTTGGCTACAGCGCTGGGCGCAACAAGGCACTGGATGACCGCTTCTACCCAGATGCAGATGCGCCTTACGTGCACTTTCCCCGAGGCATGGACAGCTACCAGGACCGTCTGGATTTCCTGAATCGCGCCATAAAGCGGCTGCACGAGATCGAGTCAGCCAAGGCCAACGATGCTCAGGATCAGCGCCCCAGCGATCAGGGCAATCAGCCAGAGCGCAAACGTCATGATTGATGCGCGCCTTTTCTCCCAGAAAGCCCTCAGCGGCGTTATTCCGCCCCGGTCTTCTGGGAAGTATTCCTTGTCCCAGTGCCTTTCCTTCCAGCGCCTGAAGGCATCTCTCAACCAGTTCATGCCGGGCCTCCGTGGCCGTTCTGTGTGGAAACAAAACGATAGCACGGAGTGTCCTGGCGCCACTTTGCGGCCCGGCTGATTCAAACGCCGGAAAGCAAAAAGCCCCGCTTTCGCGAGGCCTTTAGTCGGTAGTCGTTGACGCGACTGCCTGGATATCAATTTGTCTTTCGAAGGACGGACTAACTATGCAACAGAAAACTCAACGCGCGCAAGTCCCCTGCGCCGTTACCACCGACCACCAGGTTTGCTTCGATCCTCTCAACGGGGATGAGTTCTTGTTCTCCATTGTTGCCGACCGGCCGGTTGACGCGGCTCTGGCCGCCGCCGAGGACATCAGCGAGGCGGTTCACCTGATTCTTTTGAGAATGACCCGGGCGATGGACGATGCCGGCGAGCCGCTACTCTCTCAGGAACTCAATACTCTCGCCCTGCTGGGGGCCATGTCTGGCGCATTGCTCAGAGCTTGCCGGGCCGGTGTCGCGACCCAATCCGGAAATCCTGAAAGCGTGTCGCGACACGCAGGCGGTGCAGCATGAGCGCGGTCTGGAACAAGCCCCAGTCGTCTGCACTGAAGGCTCCGATATCTCAGCTTCCGCCGCGGAGATTCGCAGTGATTAACCCGACCACGACGGTCGAAGAGGCGTTGAGCGAGGCCATCGCGCTGACGCTAAGTGTTTCTAGCATTCTCGGAGCACTGACCACCTCCGACGAAGAGCGCGTAGATATGGACGCCCTCAAGCTCTGCTCTCGCCTGGCTGGCGACCTGGTCGATGCCGCGCTCGACGCCCTGCGCAAGGAGGGCCAGCAATGAACCTCGCGACACTGCTCAGCAATCAGTGCTCCCCGGTCCCCGATGAAGTTCTGACCGATAAGCAGATCCGCTCCATCAAGTTGGATCGTGGTACGGCTCGCCATGCGGCTCAGAACATGGCGCTTGGTGTCGCCGCAGTCGGGAAACTGCTGGCGCTTACCAGTGCTGAAGGCGAGATCGGCCAGGAAACCGCCGAGCGTCTTGGCTGGTTCTTGGAGGAGGTTGGCGGTGCCATCTTCCAGTTGGCGGAGTTCGAGCAGGTCTGTTCTGAGCGAATCAACCGGCAGAAGGAGGCTCAGCAATGAGGGCCACTCTGGGTATCAGCTTCCGGGCGACTGCGCCGGTTGATCTTTCGAAGGGAGATCACAAGACGAATGTCCTGTGCGTTAAGGATGACATCGATGCCGACCTCGCGCTGGACAGCGCCACCGATCTTCTGGACGCGGTGATTGGTGGGCTTCAGGAAATCGTTAGCGAGCCGAGCGTTTCTTCCCAGGTTTCGCTGATGCTTCACGCCGTCGAAACAGCACAGGCGCTGGTCCGCGCCGCCCTGGAGGGTGTGGAGGTGCCGGCATGAGCTCTGTGTCTGATGCAAAACGCCCTCGTCGAGGCAAGAAGCCACAGGGGATATCTCTCCACCCGCGCGCCAAGGAAACTTGGCAGCGCTTGCCCTTCGTAGGCAAGGACCATGGTCGCTACTCAATGTGGGATGTTCCTCTGACCGGTAGTTACCTCACCGGCCTTGAGGCAGGTAAGAGTATCGCGCATATCTACCTGAAGTATGTCCGGGATGTGGATGACTGGATGGCTTGCGAGGTGCTCAGGAGCATGGTGCGCGATTTGATCGCCAAAGCGCCTTCGGACGAGCAAGAGGAAACTGTCAAACGCGGCCAGTTCGCGGGGTTCATGGGCGAGATATTCAACTGGCTCAAGGTGTCCGCCCAGTTTGCCGGAAGCAGTCTAGACCGAGTGGAAGACCAGGACCTGGTAGATCGGGTGAACCATTACCTGGATGCAGGCGTAGCCGATGCAATAGATGCGGCTATTGAGAGGGCTTCGACATGACTGACCTGACCTCAATTGGCGTCCAGGCCGCCACCATGACCAGCCGCGAGATCGCGGATCTTGTTGGGTCGCGTCACGACAATGTCCGCGTGACCATTGAGCGGCTGGCCGAGCGCGGGGTGATTGCTTTACCTGCAATGCAGGAAAAACCCACCGCTGGCCGCCCCACTCAGGAGTACGTCTTCACCGGCGACCAGGGCAAGCGCGACAGCATCATCGTCGTCGCCCAACTCTGCCCGGAGTTCACCGCCCAGTTGGTGGACCGCTGGCAGGAACTGGAACAGCAGGCATCCCGGCCACTGACCGCCGCCGAGCAATTGCTGGCCAGCGTGCAACTCACCGTCGATCTGGAGCGGAGACAGCGGCAGACCGAGCAGCAGGTGGCAGCGCTGACCGAAACCGTCGGTGACATGGACCGATCGCACCCGCTGCTCGACTCGATCCCCAACGGCATGGAAAGCATCACCGCTATCCGTCAGCGGATCGGAAAGCAGTACGGCCTACCGCCCAGGGTGATCGACGCGGTGGTGCGCGAAATGCCGCACAGCCCGCGCCCCTTCGCCATGGTGCGCAGCAAGCACGAGGAACTGAACGCGCGGCCCTTCGCGGTCTGGTCAAAGGCCGAGATCAGCAGGGTATTCGAGCGCTTCGCGCGCGGCTGCACCTTCGTGACCCAACACCGAGCCACGCACCCGGATTTCGGCGCCGGCCGGGAGCGCTTCCAGATGCGCGGCACCCCTTCGCAGGAGATCGGCGAATGACCACACAACCGAAACCGGGCCGGATCACCACCAGCCCCAACGGTCGCCCGGTGATCGCCGGGCCCTGGCCGTCCTACCGTCAATTCCGCGACCTGTGCGAAAGCGACCGGCTTCTGATGTACCGCCACGCGAAGCTGTGCAGAGCCTCCCTTGAGGTCCAGGGCTTCGAGATGGCTGAGGACTACGACGCTTTCGTGCGGCGCGTCACCGAGGAGCTCGACATATGAGCGTTCAGGCCATGACTTGGGCACTTGAGCAGCAGGTCGTTACCGATGCCGCCATGAGGCATGTGCTGTTGTGCCTGGCGAACTATGCCAACGAGGCGGGAAAGGGGGCGTTCCCTTCTATCGCCACGCTGAGCAGCGATACAGGGCTATCCGAGCGGACCGTCCAGTACAAGCTCCGGTCCCTCGAGGAGGCTGGTGTGATTCGTCGTGGAAACCAGGCAATCGCTGCCGCCTACATCTCGCACCGGGATCGCCTGCCGATGGTGTACGACCTCTCGATGGAACGGGGTGCAACGGTTGCACCGGGTGCAAATGACGACGTAACGGGGTGCAAACCACGACGTAACGGGGTGCAACTGACGACACAACGGGGTGCAACGGTTGCACCCGATCCGTCACTTAACCACCAAAGAACCACCAAAGAACCTAAAGAGCATGTCCAAACCGGCGAAACCGGTTCGGACGACGTGGGTGATCGGAAGGGAAAACCCAAGTCTGGGAAGCGGACGACCAAGCCCAATCCCTTGGATGGTTTCGAGGAGTTCTACCAGGCCTACCCCAAGCGCAGGGGTCGAGCGAAGGCGGAGAAGGCTTGGCGGAAGATCGACCCTGCTCTGCACCCTGTGATCATGGCGGCGCTTCCGAAGCACTGCCGACAACGTGATTGGCTGAAGGACAACGGCCAGTTCGTTCCGCTGCCGGCCAGTTGGCTCAACGGGCGACGATGGGAAGACGAGATAGCCCCTGATGCTGGCCCGGCATCGAACTTCACCAACCTCCCCAAACACACCCCCGACATGTACCAGGACCGCGACGATGGCAGAGCAAATTTTTAACTTCTGGCGTAAACCCAACCGCAAGAGCGAAGAAAGCCCTTCTCTTCGCTGCCCGGTTCACGGTGACTACCACGCGATCCAGGTGGAGCAGTTTGATGGCAGCTACTTGACTTGGTCTTGCTCACGGTGTGTTTGGGATGGGGTGAATCGCGGGCCGGGGAGCGAGGAGTTTTCGGTGGCTCTGGCTGAGAAAACCCAACGCAAGATCAACGAGTTGCTGGTTGGCTCTGGCATCCCCGCTCGCTACCGGGCCAGCACTTTCGAGACTTACCGCACCGATGGCAAGGCGGAGAAGGCGGCGGTGCTGGAAGCATGCCGGGAGTATGCCGAGCGATTCGTGGAGAACTTCCAGGACGGCCGCTGCCTCTTGCTCCTGGGCAACCTTGGGACGGGCAAGACCCATCTCGCGTGCTCAATCGTCCAGTACGTCGTACGGAACCTTCAGGCCCAAGCAGTGATCACCTCGGCGTCGGAAATAATCCGTGTGGCTAAGGGGGCGATGAATCGGGCAGCGAAGTACACCGAACGGGACGCTCTCGAAGAGCTGGCGGGCTTCGACCTGTTGGTGATCGACGAGCTCGGCGCGCAGAGCGGTACCGAGTACGAATTGGGGCTGCTCCACGAGGTGATTGACCGCCGGTATCGGGAGATGCGGCCTACGGTGGTGGTTTCGAACATGAGCGCGCAGGAGGTCGCCAAGTACATCGGTGATCGTGCGGTGGATCGTCTCCGCGAGAACGGCGGCAAGGCTGTTGGTTTCACCTGGGGCTCCGCTCGCCGGGAGGTTCTGGAGTGAGCCGAGAGCTGTACAGCGAAGAGGCTGAGTTCGGCGTGCTCGGCGCTATCTTGCAGTCCGCGCTCCAGCAGAATCAGGAGCTGGTTGACGAGGCCTTGTCCAGCGTGACCGCTGCCGATTTCTACTTCGAGGATAACGCCGCGCTGTTCCAGGCGATCAAGGATTGCTACGAGGAAGGGATTCCCGTCGATCCGGTGACCGTGGGAGTGGTCCGCGATGTGCTGCCCAGCGGCGCGAAGCTCATTCCCTATGCCGGGAACATTGCCCGCAATGTGCCTTCGGTGGCGAACTGGAGGACGTACGTCCGGCACGTCCGGGAGCGGGCCATCCTGCGTTGCTTGATCGACACGGCCGAGTCGGTGAAGGCCTCCGCCACGGATGACCGACCGTTGCCTGAGATCATCGCCAGAGCGCAGCAGGCGATGGCGGACCTGCGCGACCTCGATGACGAGGCGCCGAAGTACAAGCGGCTCGACGAGGTGATGCTCAAGGCTGTCGACGTTATCGACGACAAGTTCAACGGCCGCGCGCCTCAGTGGCCCGGCACTGGCCTGGCCGATCTCGACAAGCTGGTGCGCGGCATCCGCCCTCGGAAGCTCACCGTTATCGCCGGCCTTCCCGGCAGTGGCAAGACCACACTTGCCCTGCAAATCGCCCAGTACAACGCCTGCGAGGCGGGGGAGCCGTGGCTGGTGTTCTCCCTGGAAATGCCCGAGGAGGAGTTGGGCGTGCGCTCAATCGCCTCGCTGGGCGGAGTGGACCTGAAGCGCCTGGACGATCCGCAGCAGTTGGGTGACGACGACTGGCCGCGCATCACATCTGCGGTGGCCAAGGCCAAGGGGGCGCCCTTGTTCATCTGCGACGATCCCAACGTGACCGCCAGCCAGATCCGCAGCACCGCGCGGCGTGTCAAGCGTGAGCACGGCCTGGCCGGCATCGTCGTCGACTATCTGGGCCTGATTCCACCAGAGGCGAAAGGGCGCACGCGCAGCGAGGAAGTGGGCAAGACCAACAAGTCGCTGTTGCGCCTGGCCAAGGAGCTCGGCGTTCCAGTCATCGAGCTGGCGCAGCTCAACCGCGACTCGACCAAGCGCCCCGGTAAGCGCCCGCAGTCGAGCGACCTGCGCGACTCGGGGGAGATCGAGGCCGACGCCAGTTGCATCCTGATGGTCCACCGGGACATGGATAGCGAGGCCGGCCAGAACGGCATCACCGAGATCCTGATGACCAAGTGCCGACACGCGCCGCCGGGCATGTGCCTGCTCCAGCAGCAGGGCATGTACGGACGATTCGTCAACTTCGCCGGCCCACGCGAGATGAGCCAAGAGGAGGTCGAGATGGGGCGTAGCTACTTCGCCAACAAACACGGCAAGAAAAAGGGGAAGGCCGCATGAGCAACGTACAACCGATGGCACCCCGCAAGGTCATGACCAGGCTGGAGCGGGAGTTTCTCAAGGTGGCCGGCCAGGAGCTGGCGCAGGTCAAGGTGGGCGGTGCTGCTGCCTTGGCTGCGCTGCTGGTCATGATCGCCAACTGGCACGGCGACCGCGGCACTCTGGGCTTTCACGACTATGGCCGGCTCTGGTTGCTGGACGGCAATGCGAAGGGCGCGGCGGTGGAAACGCTGCTGCGCGATCTGTTTGGCCTGAACGGTCCGGGGGCGGCATGAGCAGAACTCGAACCTACGTGGACAAGCTGCTGGGCGATACCGAGTACCTCCTCGAGCAGTGGGGGTGGTGGCGAATGGATGGAATGGGGGTTCCCGGATATGTGTCGCCGGCCGCCGCTATCATGAGCCAAGCCATGCCAATGTCGAGCCCCAAGGCCTACCATGTCACTGACGATATGGCCTTGGCCGTCGACCGGGTCATTGCTCGACTCATCGACAGGGCGCCGCAGGCCGGCGACTTCGTGTGGCTCTACTACGGCGCGAAGTGGCCGGCCCTGCGCATCGCGCGTGAACATCAGATCGGCGAGGCCAAGGTCAGGGAGACGTTGAAGCTGGCGGTGGGCTGGATCGATAGCGCCCTGGAGCGGTTCCGCGAGAGCGCTTGAAGAAATAGTTTTACGCGCGGAATGAAGGGTGTTTTCATACCAGCGTGAATTGCTGTGAACGCAGCGTGACGCACTCGAAACCCGGCCCTGGCGCCGGGTTTTTTATTGCGTTGTCAGGTCTGGCGCGGCATCATCAGGCCCCCGTCTGACTCGATGTTTTCCTTCCTTGGCTTTCAGCGAGATGGACGGGAGGCCCGGAAGATCCCCTCTCCCGGGCCTTTTAGTTTCCGAAGGTCGAAACTCGGTAGACGGCAGTCTCACCTGCCACATCGGGCTGTAAGCAAAGTGACGGGTTACCGACCCGCAAGGCCTTCACCCTTTGCGATATCCAATCAATGCAGGTGGAGCGCAGGATGCGCACGGGGTAGTGGCCCCTATCCACCCGCACCCATTCCTGGCCCAGCCCTCGCGCTGGGCTTTTTCATTTCCGCCCCGCCGAGGGGATTCGAGACCATGAAAATGCCCGACAAAGACCCCATCACGTGGGCTGCGCTGCTGGCGTGGCTGTCTGCGCACTATCCGCAGCTGTACGCCGCCGGCCTGTCCTTTGTGGTCGCGCTGACCCGGGTGATCTACGGCGGTGGAACGCGGCGCCAGGCGCTGCTCGAGGCAACGCTCTGCACCTTGATTACCTTGGGCCTGATTCCGGTCCTTGAGTGGTTCGGCCTGCCACAGAACATGGCTACCGCTGCTGGGGTGTTCACCGGTTTCCTAGGGGTGAAGAAGATCGCCGAGTTCGCTGATCGGATCGCCGACTGGAAGTTTCCGCGCCGGGGGGCTGGCGAATGAAGATCACCGCTGACCAACTCGACCGCGCTACCGGGTGCGGTGCTGCTACTGCCTCGACTTGGGTTGAACACATCAACGGCGCCATGGCCCGGTTCGAGATCAACACACCCGAGCGTGTGGCGATGTTTCTCGCCCAGGTCGGGCACGAAAGCCAGAGTCTGCGCCGATTGGTCGAGAACCTGAACTACTCCGCCGAGGGTCTGCTCAAGACCTGGCCGAAGCGGTTCACGCCGACCGAGGCGAAGCAGTACGCCCGCCAGCCAGAGCGCATCGCGAACCGCGTCTATGCCAACAGGATGGGCAATGGGTCGCCGGATACGGGCGATGGGCATCGATACCGTGGTCGTGGCCTGATCATGATCACCGGCCACGACAACTACGCCGAAGCTGCCCGCGCACTGGCGCTGCCGCTTGTGGCGCAACCGGAGCTGCTGGAGCAACGGACCTGGGCAGCCATCGCCGCGGCATGGTGGTGGAAGTCGAGGAGTTTAAACGAACTGGCCGATCAGGGCCGTTTCGAGAAGATCACCCTCCGCATAAACGGATCGTTTACCGGGGCCGAGGATCGCAAGGCCCGGCTCGAATGGGCGCGCGCCGCCCTTAACTGAGAGGTATCAACCAATGGACAATCAGCACAAGAAAATCACCGGCTACCGTGACCTGAGCCAATCCGAGATTGATGGTATGAACTCGATCAAGGCCTTGGAGCAGGACGCAGGGCGGCTGTTCAAGCAGATCGGCGAGATCGATGGCGTCGATCCGCGACTGCTTGCCCTGGCCAAAACGAACTTGCAGCAGGGTTTCATGTGGTTCGTGCGTTCGATCGCCAAGCCCGCCGATCCATTCTCCTGATTTGTCATGAACTGGAAACCCTGGCTGATCGTCGCGCTGGTAGCCGCTCTGGTGTTCTGGCGCCTCGATCACGTGACCGCCCAGCGTGATGACCTGCAGGCCGCCGTCGAGCAATCCACCGAGACGATCACCGCCATGGCCCAGCAGGCCCAGCGCGACACCCAGGCGCAGGCCCAGACCGATGCCCTGGCCCGAACCTACCAAGCAGCACTGCAGGCCTCCCATGAAGAAAACCAATTGCGCCGCGATGCTATCGGCACTGGTGCTCGCGTCGTGTACGTCAAAGCCCGCTGTCCCGCAGACGGAGTGCACCAGGCTCCCGGAGCCTCCGGCAGCGCTGATGCAGGAAGAGCCGTCCTTGCTGCCGCTGATGGACAAGTTGTTTCTGATCTCCGAGCCGGAGTCGAGCGACGCGAACTGATGATCAAGGCCTTGCGAGAGCACATTGCGGGGCTGCAGAAGTTGTGCCGGAGGATTTGATGTCCAGGCTAAAGACTCTCGGGTTCCGCGTGGCGGCCCAGGGTGAGCGACTGAAGGTTGCGGCGCCTGGTTCGTGGCGGACCGGTAAGACCTCAACCGAGCGAGGCTACGACTACCGATGGCAGCAGGCCCGTGAGCAGTACCTTCGCGATCATCCATTGTGCGTGTACTGCGCGCGCAAGGGCTTGGTCACGGCGGCCAACACCGTTGACCACATCGTGGCTCACCGAGGCGATACGGACCTGTTCTGGGACAAGGACAACTGGCAGCCGCTATGCGGACCCTGTCACTCCTCGGTCAAGCAGGCCGAAGAGGCGGCAGGGTTCTAACGACCCTGTACCAAGGAGCAACCATGCGAACCCAACCACACCCCGAAGGCGTTGAGATCAACCCGCACCGGCCGTGGGGACCACAAGACGTGCAGGGATACAGCGCGGAAGTGGTCAAGGCCATGAATCTGCTGGAGCCGCTTCTACAGGCCGGACTGCTGGCCCTGGTGCCTGACCAATGGAGCGGCGGCAAGTTGACCTTCCTCACCCCGTCGAGAGCTGCGAGGCAGGGATGGAGGCCGCCACAGGCTGACCAAGGGGGAGAGGCACGCGGCTGACGTGCTTCAAGTGGTATGAGGCACGCCAATGACGTGCAACAAGGGTGGGGGGGGGGGTGAAAATATCCGGTTTCGCCTGAAGCTAGACCGCCTCCGCCCGCATTCGCACATTTTTTCCGATCTCTAGGAATTTTGTTAATGGCGTTAACAGACAAACAGCGACGGTTTGTTGACGCGAAGGCCCGAGGAGCATCCAACAAAGCTGCCGCCGAAGCCGCTGGCTACGCGCCTTCCAGCTCTGCGGCCGCTGGCGCCCGACTTGCCAAGCACCCCGAAATCATCGCCGCCCTGAAGATGTTAAAGGGGCGGCGAGATGTTAAAGCCAAGGAGCCTTCGCCGAAGCAGGGCGAGGACCATGAAGCGCCGCTCGGCGATGAGCAGGAACCTGATGGCGAGTACCTGGATTGCCTGCCGTTTACGGAGGACCCGCTGGTCTGGCTGGTCAACCTGATGAATGAGCCGCGGGCGAAGGTCTTCGATCGCCGCAGCGCGGCTCAGAAAGCTGTCGACTTCTTCCATGGCAAGAAGGGCGAGATGGGCAAGAAGGAACAGAAGGCCGAGGCCGCGAAGCAAGCCGGCAAAGGCAAGTTCGGCCAGGGCAAGCCTCCACTATCCGTCGTCAGGGGGTAAACCATGCTCTGGACCACTGCCTGCCCTGACTGGTGGCGGCGCTTGAGTGCTGGTGAATCCATCATTCCGCCGCCGCTCTTTCCTGAGGAGGCCGAGGAGGGGCTCAGCGTCTTCCGGGAACTGAAGATCGTAGACGCTCCCGGCTCCCCGACAATCGAGGCCGCATGCGCCCCCTGGGTGCTCGACTTCGCCGGCGCCATCTTCGGCAGCTACAACAATGAGACCGGCCAGCGACTGATCACTGAGTACTTCCTCTGCATCCCGAAGAAGAACTCGAAGTCGACCATCGCAGCCGCGATCATGCTGACCGCCTTGATCCGCAACTGGCGGCTTGAGGCCGAATTCATCATCCTGGCGCCGACCAAGGAGATCGCCGACAACAGCTTCAAGCCGGCGGCGGCGATGGTGAAGCACGACGAAGAGTTGTCGGATCTGCTTCATGTTCAACCGCACCTGCGGCTGATTACCCACAATCAGACTGGAGCCACCCTGAAGGTAGTGGCCGCTGATAGCGATGTGGTCGGTGGCAAGAAGGCCGTCGGCGTGCTGATCGATGAGGCCTGGCTGTTCGGCAAGAACCCGAAGGCACCGGACATGATTCGGGAGGCCACTGGCGGCCTGCTGTCTCGCCCTGAAGGTTTCATCATCTGGCTCACGACCCAGTCGAACGAGCCGCCCGCCGGGGTGTTCAGGTCCAAGCTGACCTATGCCCGGGGCGTCCGTGACGGGCGCATCGAAGACAACCGGTTTCTGCCGATCATCTACGAGTTCCCGAAGGAGATGATCGAGAGCGGAGAGGCGCGCCGGCCAGAGAACTTCCACCTGGTCAACCCGAACATGGGCTACTCGGTGGATCGGCCTACCCTCGAGCGCCTGTTTATGCAGGCAGAACTCGACGGTGAGGCCGAGGTGCGCGGGTTCCTCGCCAAATTCCTGAACATCGAGATCGGGCTGGCGCTGATGTCCGACAGTTGGGTCGGCGCCGCATTCTGGGAGCCGCAGGCGCTGCCAGGCCTTTCGCTGGATGCCCTGATTGAGCGCTGCGAGGTGATTGTTGGCGGCGTCGACGGTGGCGGCCTAGACGACCTGCTGGCGCTGACGCTGTTGGGCCGTGAGCGAGGGGGGCGCCGGTGGTTTCACTGGGCGCATGCCTGGGCGCACCCCTCGGTGCTGGAGCGCCGGAAGTCCGAGGCTCCCCGGCTCCATGACCTCGCGGCGGCTGGTGATCTGACCCTGGTTGAGAAAATCGGCGATGACGTTGAGGAGTTGGCGGCGTATGTCGCTCGGGTCAACGACGCCGGTCTGCTCGACAACGTCGGGCTCGACCCTGCCGGCATTGGCGCCGTGATCGATGCGCTATTGGCGGCGGGGATCACCGAAGAGCAGATAGTCGGCATCTCTCAGGGCTGGAAACTGACCGGGGCCATCAAGACCACGGAAAGGAAGCTGGCCGAGGGTGTGTTGATGCACTGCGGTCAGTTGCTTATGGCCTGGGCCTGCGGCAACGCCAAGGGCGTGCCTTCCGCCAACGCTTTCCTGATCACCAAGCAGGCTTCCGGCACCGCGAAGATCGACCCGTTGATGTCGACGTTCAACGCGGTATCGCTGTTGTCCCTCAATCCGGAGGCGCGCGGCGGCATGGATGACTACCTCAACAACGGCTTCTTTGGACTCATAGGCTGACCATGACATTTCGCTGGTACAACCCTCGCACGTGGCGGATGTTCGGCTACACCGACCCAGCCACGGGTGATTACGTCGAGGTAGACCTTGAGGTCGGCGGCAAGAGCACAAAGGCCGGCGTGCGAGTGACCACCAAGACCGCGCTGTCGATCAGCATGGTCTGGTCGTGCGTGAAGATCCTTTCGGAGTCGCTGTCGGGCCTGCCGCTGAAGCTCTACGAGGATGTGGACGGCGAACGGCTGCTGGTGTCGCGAAAGGATGGAGCGCAGAAGCTCCTCCGCAAGCCCAACCCATTCATGACGAGGCTGAACTTCCTGAAGTTCGTGGTTGTGAACATGGCGCTGCGTGGTAACGCCTTCGCACTGATCGAACGCAACCGCCACGGCGAGCCGATCGGTTGGATTCCGCTCAGTATCGACCTGGTGACCATCGACACCGACGAGGACCTTCTCTACTGGGTGCAGCCCAAGGATGGGAAACCATTCCCGGTTTCTCCGGAGAACATGCTGCATTTCAAGATATTCAGCATGGACGGCATTGTCGGCTTGTCGCCTATCGAGTACCAGGCGGAGACCATGGGCCTGGCCAAGGCGGGCCAGCAATGGTCTGCGCGCTTCATGCGTAAAGGCGGCTTCACGGGTGGCTATGTCATCTACAAGGAGTTCCTGACCGACAAGCAGCAGACTCAGGTCATGGCCAGGTTTCCGGACGTCCGTAAGGCGGACGCGGACGACATCGGCAAGATGGCCATCCTGCAGGGTGGCCCGACCATCGTTCCTGCCGGCATAAGCCAGAAGGATGCTCAGTTCATCGAGTCCCAGCAGTTCCAAGAGGAAGCGCTTGCCGGCATCTACGGCGTGCCGCTCTGGCTGGCCAACCGCGCCGGCAAGACCTCGATCATGGGTTCCAACCTCGAACAGCAGTTGACTGGCTTCACCACCTTTGGCCTTAAACCATACGCCGATGCAGTTGAGGATGAGCTCAACGACAAGCTTTATGGTGACTCGGACCGCTTCGTCGAGTTCGTGCTCGAAGGTCTGCAGCGCGCTGACAGCGCCGGTCGCGCCACTCTGTTCGCTGCGGCTCTTGGTGGCTCCGGTGGTTCCGGCTGGATGACCATCAACGAAGTTCGCCGCAAAGAAAACCTTCCGCCACTTGATGGCCCTGAATACGACCGGGTCTCCCGGTGGGAGATGCAGACCAATGCTCAGCAAACTTGATTGCCCCTTCGAGGTGAAGGCCGCTGACGAGGCGGGCAACTTCGAGGGCTACGCCGCAGTGTTCGACAACGTCGACCTCGGCGATGACGTGATCCTCAAGGGCGCCTTCACCAAGGTGAAGACCGCTCGCAACGGCCGGTTGAAGCTGGCGCTGTACCACGATCTGACTCGGCTGGTCGGAACCTCGGAGTTCACCCAGGACGACCGAGGGCTGTTCCTCAAGGGCCGAGTAAACCTGGCAGTCAGTTACGCACGCGACGCCTACGAGCTGATGAAGGACGGCAGCCTCGACAGCATGTCAATCGGGTTCAACACCATCGAAGCCAACTTCGAGCAGCGCGCCGGGCGGCAGGTCCGAGTCATCAAGGCCGCCGAACTCTGGGAAGCGTCGTTCGTTCCGTTCGGCATGAACCCTGAGGCCGAAGTCCTCAGCGTCAAGTCGGACATCCGGCTTTTCGAGAACGCCCTGCGCGAACGCATGGGCCTCTCGCAGAAGGAAGCGGCAGCAGTCGCTTCGCTCGGCTACCCCGCGCTCCGCCGTGACGGCGGTAGCGAGGCCACGGCGATCGTGGAAGAGCTGAAAGACATTTCAACCCTGTTCACCACCCATTTTGGAGTATCGCCATGAGCGAAGTGAAAGAACTGAAGGACTCCCTGGAGCTGCAACTGAAGAACGGTTTCGACGGGCTCCAGAAGAAGTACGACCTGGCCATCACCGAGGTCGAGAAGGGCAACCAGGTTGCCACTGAGCTGAAGAAGGAAATTCAGACCCAGAAGGACGAACTGCAGAAGGTCATCGACCAGGTGCAGGATCTGGAGCAGAAGGGCGTCAAGCTGCGCGGCGGCCCCGGCGAAGGCAAGAGCTTCATCGATATGGTGAAGTCGCACGACGGCTACAAGGCGCTGCAACAGAAGAGCGCGAATGCCGCCGACATCGAGGTCACCAAGTCGGACCTGGCGTCGATGAAGGAGACCAAGGTCACCAGTGCCGGCATCGTTGTGCCGAACTACGACCCGACCATCCAGCCCGGCATCCGCCAGGAACTGCGCATCCGCGACCTGCTGACCAGCATCCCAGTCAGTGGCCAGAGCTACACCTACTACCGAGAGTTGCTGCACACCCGTGGCGCGGCGCCGGTAGCCGAAGGTGCGCTGAAGCCCACCAGCAACGTGACCTTCGAGCCGGTGACCGACCGCGTCAAGAAGCTGGCCGTGTGGATGCCGGTCACCGACGAGGCCCTGGACGACGTTCCGCAACTGTTCGGCTACATCCAGGAGCTGCTGCGCTACGACCTCAAGCTGGAGGAAGAAGCGCAAATCCTCAAGGGTGACGGCACCGGCGAGAACCTGAACGGCCTGATGACCCAGGCGACCACCTACGACACCGCCCTGAACAAGGCTGGCGACACCTCCATCGACATCGTGCGCCGCGGCATCTACCAGGTCCGCAAGCAGTCGAAGCTGTCTGCCGACGGCGTGGTGATGACCGAACTGGACTGGATGAACATCGAGCTGCAGAAGGATGGCGAAAACCGCTACCTGTTCGCCAACCTGCAGGGCCTGGTCACCCCGGTGCTCTGGGGCCGCCCGGTGATCACCTCGGACAGCATGGACGAAGGCGCGCCGGCGAACGGTGAAAATCCGGCCACCGGTGGCGAGTTCCTGATCGCCAACTTCGCCCGCTCCTCGATCCTCTTCGACCGCATGTCGTTCCTGTTCAAGATGGGTCTGATCAACGATCAGTTCATCCGGAACGAACGGGCGCTGCTGGTTGAGGAGCGTCTCGGTCTGGGCGTGCGTCGTCGCGAGGCGTTGGTGAAAGGCCGCTTCGCGGCGTAACCCCTGATGAGGCCGGCCGCAATGCCGGTCTCTTCGTTTCCAGGAGGCAACATGAAGATCAAGGCACTTTGGGGTTTCGTAGGTGACGCGAAGAAGCTCGGGGCGGAGTCGGCCCAGGTTCGCGCGGGCCAGGTGTTCGAGGAAGTCGACGATGAGTATGCACACGTCCTGATCGGCAAGGGGCTGGCTGCTGAGGTCGGGGAACAGACCAAGCCGAAAGAGACCAAGCCGGCGGCGCCGAAAGGGGCCAAGTGATGGAGATCGACTGGGATGCCGATCCATCCATCCTGGCGAAGGTGAAGCTTCAGGCCAGGGTCGAGACGGACGAGGAGGACGAGCTCGTAAAGGGCTATGTCGCCGCGGCGCTTTCCCATGTCGAGCAGCACTGTGACTGCCGGCTGGTCGAAGGTGAGCCCACTGCTCCGGATGAGATCGGCCTGACGCCGGATGTGTGGCAGGCAGTGTATTTGCTTGTCGCGCACTGGTACGCCAATCGTGAGGCGGTTGCGCTGGGCACCATCGCCACTTCGGTTCCGCTCGGTGTCGAGCGCCTTCTCTGGTACAGGAAGAGATTCTGATGAGAGCTGGTCCCCTTCGGCATCGAGCGGATCTGCTCGAACTGCAGCGAGTTCCTGACGGCGGGGGTGGCTATTCCGAGCAGTGGGTCTTCCTGCGCAAGGTGTGGGTTGAGATCACCCTGCCGACTGGTCGGGTGGCGACCGTTGCAAATCAGTTGCAACCGGTCATCAGCGCTGAGATCCGAGCGCGCCCGCATGGCGATCTTGTCGTTGGGCGCCGGTTGTCCCACGGCGGCATCACCTACGCGATAAACGCGGTCCTTCCCGATAACGAGAACAGCATGCTCAGGCTGCTGTGCTCCAACGTTACCCCTACACCGAGGTAAGCAAAATGGTGCTTCGAGCAACAGCGCAACTGAGCGGTGCCGTGACCGCCAACAAGGGCGATGACGTAAGTCATCATCCCGCTGAAATCCTCAACCCACTGATGGCGCGTGGCTTGGTATTCGACGACGGCAAGGACTACCCCAGCGCCTCTGTGCCGCCCACCTCGAAGGCCAGGAAGCGGCCGCGCCGCAAGGGGTGAACCATGGGCAGGCGCTCTCGCATAAAGGGCGACTTCAAGCTGCGCGGCGTGCTGCGACGGATCGCAGCGCTTGACCGCAGCGACCTACCAAGGGGAATGGCGCAGGCTGCCGACCTGGTGTTGGCCACGCAGCAGAACATGATCCCCCGGGACACCGGCGAGGCCGCCGCCGCGCTTCAGGTGCGGATCAGCCGGAACGGCCTGGATGCCCGGATTGGCATCATCGGCAAGCGCGACAACCGGCGCTTCTACTACCTGAAGTTCGTGGAGTACGGCACCAAGGGCTACAGCGGTACGGTCTACCGGCGTCGGGATGCTGGCGCGGTGGGCGGTGAGCACACCGTCAACAGGGATCGCAGCCAGTTCTCCGGCCGCAATCGTCTCGGGCGTCGTGCGACCAAGAACAAGTCGGATGGCGAGAACTTCTTCGGCTACTACCCGGATATTCCGGCACGGCCGGCGCATCCATGGCTGAGGCCGAGCATCGACATGAACCGCGACGACATCCGGATCATCATCCGCGGCGCCATCAGCAGCACCTTGGCGCGCGCGGCGAAAGGAGCCAGCAGTGGCTGACAATGGATTTCCTCTGCAGCAGGCCGTCTACCAGCGCCTGACCGCCGAGCTGAGCGTGCCGGTGTACGACGCGGTACCGGCGGACACACCTTACCCCTACGTCACGATTGACCGGGAGGTGGCTCGCAATACCAGCCCGATCTCAGGCCGCAAGCGGAAGCTGCGTCTGCTGTACCTGAGCGTCTGGAGTGACCACCAGGGCCAGGCCGAGGTGAAGCAGATCCTGGGCGCCATCGAGGATGCGCTCGACGAGCGACCACTGGCGTTGTCGGTGGGGCGCGCGGTCTCCGTGCGGGTGACCGACACCGACACCAATCGCGAGCCGGACGGCCGGACCTACATGGGGTCGGCGACGGTGCGCGTCATCACTACTACCTGAGCACCACCAACCCAACGCCAGTGGAGGACACCATGGCAGAAGACAATCTCAACACGGCCGCCGGCTGCCGCGTGGCCATCGGCACCAAAACGCCGGCGGACACCGAGGCCGATTACAAGGCCGACACCTACGTCGACATCGGCGAGATCGAGGACCTGGGCGAGTTCGGCGACACCTTCAGCAGCGTGAACTTCACCTCGCTGGGTGATGGCCGGGTGCGCAAGTACAAGGGCACCGCTGATGCCGGTGACCTGACCCTCACTGTCGGTCTGGACAATGGCGACGCTGGTCAGAACGCCGTCAAGGTGGCACACAAGGACCGCTCGAAAGGCAACTACAACCTGAAGATCACCCTCAACGACGGTGACCCGTCGGCCACTCCGGTGATCCTGCCGACCACCTTCTACTTCGGTGTGAAGGTGATGAACAACACCGTGGCGCCCGGCAGCGCCGACAACGTGGTGCGCCGGAACATGACCTTCGGCATCAACACCGACATTCTGGAAGTCACCCCGACTCCGGCTGGCCCCTGATCGACGGGGCTTTTGCCCCGTCTCCTCCTGAGTGAGAACCCTTCATGAGTGAAGCCCTGCACGGCACCGTCACGCTGGTGATCGGTGCCCGTACCTACATCCTGCAGCCGACCCTGGAAGCCGCGTTGAAGATCGAGTCGCGCTTCGGTGGCCTGCGCCCGGCCATGGAGTCGATGCGCCTGCTGAGCATCGGTGCCTGCGCTGATGTCGTGATCGCCGCCGCCGGCCTGAAGCCGGAGGAGCACACGACCCTCGCCACGCAGGTTTTCGAGACCGGCGTGGTCAAGGTCTCCTCGCAGCTCACGGAATACATCACCGGCCTGCTGAGCCCGGTACCGCCGAGCATCGCCGAACGGGGAAAGCCCGAGGCGGCCAGCACAGCGCAGTGAGGAATGGCAGCTACGTCGACTACCTGTTCGGCGTGGCCACCGGCTGGCTGGGCTGGCCGCCTGACACTGCGTGGCGCACGCCCATCCCACAGATCCTGATCGCGCTGGATGCCCGCCTGGACTGGATGGGTGGCGGCAAGGCCCAGCAGCAGGCCGCCCCGAAGAAGAAGGGCAGCGTCGCCGACCGCTTGAAGGCGTTCCTGCGGGGACGCCAGGAACCATAGCCACCGCCTTCGGGCGGTTTTTTTACGCCCGGAGAACACGATGTCCGACCAAGAAGTCCAGGGGATGCTGATCCAACTGGAGGCCACCACCGCGCAGTTGCGCCGGGAGCTGGCGAGCGCGGACAGCGTGGTCGCCAAAACGACCCAAAGCATCGACCGCAACCTGGCACAGGTAGATTCTGCGTTTGATCGGACAGCCCAAGGTGCGCAGCAAGCCGGTACGTTGATCCGTGGCGCCTTCGCGGCGATCGCGGGCGCCGGCCTGGTCGGTAGCATCATCCACCAGGTGGACGCCTACGGGCAGATTGCCGACCGCATGAAGGCGGCAACCGGCAGTGTCGAGGAATACATCCAGGTCCAGCAGCACCTGCTGCGCACGGCGCAGGAGACCTATCGGCCTTTGGCCGAGGCGCAGGAGCTGTACATCCGCACGGCGGACGTGATGCGGTCGCTGGGCTTCGACACCCAGCAGACCCTCGATATCACCGACAGCTTCAGCTTTCTGCTGGTGACCAACGCCGCATCGGCGGATAAGGCGCAGTCCGCACTGGGCGCCTACTCGAAGGCGCTGCAGACCGGGAAGGTCGAGGCCGACGGCTGGGTGTCCATTCAGGAGGCCATGCCGACCATCGTCAATGCGATCGCCACGGCCACCGGCAAGAGCGCGGAGCAGATTCGCAAGCTGGGCGTCGAGGGCAAACTGTCCCTCGATGACATCAACACCGGCTTGCTGAATACCGTCGAGGCCAACCGCAAGGCAGCGGCCGATATGTCGGTCAGCGTGCAGGACGCCCTGGTCAACATCCAGAACGCCCTCGGCGATTTCTTTGGCCGCATGGAGGAGAGCACCGGCGTGGTGGCTGGCTTGGCCAGTGTCATCAGCCTCGTCGGCGACAACATCGGCGCGGTTGCCGCCGTGATGGCGGGTGCGGGCGTTTCGGCGCTGACGGTATACGCCGCCCGCGGCGCGCTCGCGATCAAAACCGCCCTGGCTGATCGTGCAGCACGAATCGCCCAGGCCGAGGCCGTCATGCAGTCGGCGATTGCCGACCAGCGCAAGGCCGAGACGCTTACCATTCTGGCCGCCCGGGAGGCGGCTGCGGCGCGCGGTACCGCCGTACAGACCCAGATGTCGATCCAACTGGCGCAGGCGCGGCAGCGAGAAGCAGCGGCGACGGCATCGGTGGCCGCGGCACAGGCGGGGCTGCGTGCTGCCTCGGCTGGCTTGCTGAGCGTGCTAGGCGGCCCGATGGGGCTGGCCCTGCTCGCCGGCACCGCGGCGGCCTCGTTCCTGCTGCTGCGCGACAACGCCGACCAGGCAGGCGTCAGCCTGGACGACCTGCACAAGCCTGTGCAGCAACTGCGGGAGGAGTTCGCCAAACTCAATCGAGACCAGCGTGAAGCCTCGCTGGTGAAGTGGCAGCAGGAGCAGATCAACGCCACCGACAAGGTGAAGGAAGCCTACGGCACCCTGTCGCAGTCGATTCGTTCGGCGATGGTTACTGCGCCGGCGCGGGACTCCAACGGCCTGTATACCCAGCAGTTGCGCGACTACCAGTCGCTGATCGACCGGCTGAACCAGGCGCGGGCCTCTGGTGAGGACCTGTCGCCAATCTTGAGGGAGGTGGGTGAGCGCATGCAGGTGCCGGCCGGCACCGTGCAGCAATGGCTCACCCAGGCCGGCGCCATCGGGGATGCCGATCACCGCTCTGGCCTGATCGCCGAAACCTTGCGTGTGCTGACCGGAGTCACCCAGGAAAACACCGCAGCGACCAACGCCAACAACGCTGCCAAGACCGGGATGAGCGGCGCCGGGCAGACCTATCTGGAGACGTTGCAGAAGCAACTGGGCGGCCTGCAGGACAACAACGACGCCATCAAGGCGGCGAACCGCTTCATCGCGGACAACACCGACCTGACCGAGACCGACCGCCAGGCGATCCTCTCGGCGGCCAATGCGATCGAGGCGCAGAAGAAAGCCAACCAGGCGGCGACGGCGAGCGGCAAAGCGCGCACGAAGTCGCTGCAGGATGAGGTCAAGGCGCTGGATGCGCTGATCGACAAGGCCCTACCGGAGAAGAAGCGCCTGGAGGATCTGGCCGAGGGCGTGGAGAAACTGCGCAAGGCGCAGGCCGCCGGCAAGATCACCAGCGCCGAGATGGAGCTCGGCATCAAGAACCTGAACGAGGCCTATGCCGACGGCTCGATCCAGAAGCGCATCCAGCAGGAACAGAAGCTGGCGGAGCAGCGGCGCAACAGCGCCGATGCCTATCGAAAGGCGATGGAGGTGGTGCTGCAGGCGCGCCAGGATGCGATCAACTCTGACGTGGTCGGCATCGGCCTCGGGGACGATGAGCGCGACCAGGCGCAGCGGCTAGACGCCGTGCGAAAGAAGTACGCCGACCTTCGGCGCGAGCTGGAGGCGCAGCAGGAGGACGCCAGCCGGCGCCTTGGCCCGGCGGCCTACGAGCAGCGGCTGGCGGATCTGGCGGACTTCCAGGCGCGCGAGCTGCAGATGGAGGTCGACGGTTATGACGCGCGGCTCGATGCTCAGCGGGACTACCGCAACGGCGCACGCCGGGCGTGGCAGAACATCCAGGCCGACGCGGCGGACGTCGCATCGGCCACCGATGACATGCTCACCACTGGCTTCAACACCGCTAGCAACGCCCTGGCCGACTTCGCCACCACCGGCAAATTCAAGTTCCGCGACTTCGCCAGTAGCGTGATCAACGACATGGCGCGGATTGCCAGTCAGCAGGCGGCGACGGGGCTTCTCAGTGGTGTGCTGGGCGCGGGTGTCTCGGCTTTCAGCGGATGGATGGGGGGCTCTGCCACGGCCGGCGCCTCGGCTTCCGGCTACACCGGCAACGCTTACGCGAACTGGGCCGCCGCCCAGGCACACGGCGGCGCCTGGGCCAATGGCGTGCAGTTCTTCGCCAACGGCGCGGCCTTCACCAACTCCATCGTCAGCCGGCCTACCGCGTTCGGCATGGCGGGCGGCCGCACAGGAGTCATGGGCGAGGCTGGGCCGGAGGCGATCCTGCCGCTGGCTCGCGGCGCTGATGGCTCGCTGGGCGTTCGCTCGGTGGGTGGCGGCGGTGGCACCGCTCTGCAGGTAAATGCGCCTGTCGCGGTCACTGTTGAAGACCGCAGTTTGGAAGGCATGGAGTTGGACCAGGAGGTGCTGCAGCAGAACATGCAGATGCAGATGAAGGCGGCGGCAGAGCGCGCCGTCGCTGATTCGTGGCGCCCTGGCGGCGTCAGCTACCGCAACGCGGCCGGGAGGGGCTGATGGCAATCGAGACATTTACCTGGGTGCCCGATGACGGGGCTGATGTCGACGGCACCCTGCGCACTCGCACGTCGCAGTTCGGCGATGGGTATGCCCAGGAGTCGGGAGACGGACTCAACGGCGAAAGCCAGAGTTGGTCGCTGACCTTCGGCGGCCTTGCGGATGAGGTGGGCCCGATCCTCGACTTCATCCGTCGGCACAAGGGCTATCGGTCGTTCCTCTGGACTCCGCCCGGCGGTGAGCTGGGCCTTTACACGTGCAAGGCCTACCGCAAGCAGCGTCGCCCCGGTTCGATTGAAGTTCTGTCGCTCACCTTCGATCAGGCGTTTCACCCATGAACCTCATTCTGCAGATCCAGAAGCTGGAGCCAGGCTCCGAGATCATGCTGTTCGAGCTGGACGGCAGCGAGTTCGGCGCTGACGTGCTGCGCTTTCACGGACACGCCATCCCGCACACCCCGCAGGAGCTGGCAGCCGCCGGCGCCAGTGCGGATCAGCTGCCGGCGAAATCGATCTGGTGGCAAGGGCAGGAATACGCAGCCTGGCCAGTGCAGATCAGCGGCATCGAGGCGAACGGGGACGGCACCGCGGTTCGCCCGAAGTTCTCAGCGGGGAACGTCAGCGGGCGCCTGACGGCGCTTTGCCTCGCCTTCGATGACTTGGCCAACTTCCAGCTGACTATCCGCGAGACGCTGGCTGAGTTCCTGGACGCGGAGAACTTCCCCGGCGGCAACCCGGATGCGGACCCCACGCAAGAGTCGATCAGCATCTGGTACATCGACCAGAAGACCGGCGAGGACAACCAGGTGGTCGAGTGGGAGCTGGCCAGCCCTGGTGATGTTGGCAACGAAGCGGTCGGGCGGCAGATGACCACGCTCTGCCACTGGTGCATGACCGGCGGCTATCGCGGCCCCGACTGCGGCTACACCGGCCCTTATTTCGACATCGACGACAACCCGACCGACGACCCTGCGAAGGACCAGTGTGCCGGCCTCTATCGGTCCTGCAATAAGCGTTGGGGACAGGGCAATCAGTTGCCCTTCGGCGGTTTCCCGGCCGTGTCCCTGATTGCCCGGAGCTGACCATGCGTAAGCAGATCCTGAGCGCCATTCAGGCGCATGCGGCCGAGGAATACCCGCGCGAGGCCTGTGGCTTGGTGGTTGGCGCCGGCCGGCGGCAGCAGTACGTCCGTTGCCGAAATACGGCCAGTCAGCCGCGGGAAGAGTTCCGCCTGCACCCGGAGGACTACGCTGCGGCGGAAGACCTGGGCGAGGTGGTGGCCATCGTGCACAGCCATCCGGACGCCACCAGCAGGCCGTCACCGCACGACCTCGCCATGTGCGAGGCGTCGGGCCTGCCCTGGCACATCCTCAGTTGGCCGGAGGGCGACCTGCGCACCATCGCGCCGCAGAGTAACATCCCGCTGCTGGGAAGGCCGTTCGTTCATGGCGCCTGGGACTGCTGGCAGGTCTGCGCCGACTGGTACCAGCGCGAGTGGGGCCTGGAGTTCGAGCGCTTCGCGCGTGAGGACGGCTGGTGGGAGCAGGCCGATGGGCCGAGCCTGTATGAGCAGCACTTCCAGGCGGCCGGGTTCTGCCCGGTCGACCAGCCGCGGCGCGGCGATATGATCGTCTTCGAGGTCGGGCGCACGCAGCACCCGAACCACGCCGGCATCTACCTCGGTACCGACGCGGCTCTGCCCGGGGAGGACAGCAAGGTCTTCGGCGCCGGGCCATTCCTGCTGCACCACCTCTACGGCAAGCCCAGCGAGATCATCGTCTACGGTGGCAACTGGCACGAACGGGCGCGGCTGGTGCTGCGGCACCGTCAAGCCAGGGCATAGCCTGTGCTACCCTCCGGCGTTTGGAAGTGCTGGCCGGGATGGCAAAGTGCAAAAGCTCATAGTGATTTTGCTTGCGGTGATCGTTGTATTGATCGCGCCCTGGACGCTTGCGGTGCTGTTTGTGGGTGTGTTGGCGTACGGTATTTGGCTGGCGGTGGTAGGGCTGATCACGGCAATCTTTGTGGCCGGGTACATGTACAAGAACAGCGAAGGCCGCCGGCAGCGCCGAATTCAGAAGGTCGTCGATGCGGCGAATAAACGGAATGGATCTCAGGGGATGAAGCCATGAAGAAGTTGATTGGGTTGGCCATGTTGATGGCGCTGGTGGGGTGTTCCACAAGCCAGACTTCAGCCGAGAACGCCGAGCGAGTTCCGGCTTCACGTGTCTCTTACAGCGGGTCCGGTGATTCCAGCGTGCAGATCACTCGTGATAGTGGCGCTCTTGGTTCTGGCTGCTATCTCGGTATCTTCTGGGATGGGCAGTTGGCGGCTCGTATTGGAAGTGGTGAAACGGTAAGGCTTTCGGTGCCTTCCGGCGAGCACCTAGTTGGTATGGGCGATGACCCACATGGTAATGGCCTGTGCGCTATAGGCGGCAATGCCATGCGCGAAGTGCCCGCCAACCTCAAGCCTGGGCAAAACAGGCGCTATAGGGTTTCAGGTGATATGGGCGGATTCCAGATCGCACCCAGCTCCTTCTGAAGTAGATAGGCCGCCTCCGGGCGGCCTTGTAGTTTATGGAGATGTGAAATGCTCGATTCTACTCCTACGGTCATCAAGCTATCAGGCCCCCTGATTCGGGAATTTGGTCGCGAGCACTCGCGATTTCTCGACACCGGGTCGGTGCATGAGGCGTTCAGCGCTCTTCGAAATACCTTGCCTGGCTTTAAGGAAGCGATCGCCAGGCTTCAGGCCTTGGGGATGCGGTTCGCGATTTTCCGTAATCGGAAGAATGTGGGCGAGGATGCTTTTGCTGGGAGCGGAGCGCGGGAGATTCGTATTGTCCCGGTGATCGCAGGCAGCAAGCGCGCAGGGCTGTTGCAGACAATCGTCGGTGTGGCGCTAATGGTCGCCAGTATCTGGACTGGACCCACTACCTTTCAGATCGGCGCGGCGCTGACGTTGGGCGGTGTTGCTCAGATGCTCAGCCCCCAAGCCAAGGGCCTGAGCCAGTCAGCCGCCCCGGAGAACCTGCCCAGCTACGCCTTCGGCAGTGCGAAGAACACTACCGCCAGCGGGAACCCGGTGCCGATCTGCTACGGGAAGCGCCGCTGGGGCGGGGCGATTATCTCGGCTTCGATCTACGCCGAGGACAAGGTGTAACAACCAACCATGAGCGGCTATGCCGCGGGAGAGTGTGATGAAACTCGATAAGCTGGAGTTGGCGGTAGAGCTTCCGCAGCCTGGTAGTGCAGATTTCGAAAAGCTTGTCTCGGAGGCAACGATCTCGCCGGTTGATGTCACTGGCCTGTGTCTGCCGAAAGAGTTTACAGACGAGTTAGAAAGAAAAGCCGACCTGCTCGAGCGCCGGCTTTCGAGGATGGAGGCGGCTCTCGGGCTTGAGCCGATCCTTTAGATCTGATCCATCTTGCTGGCAGCCCTCAGCCCTGAAATCAAGGCATCAAGAGCTAGGTGGTGCTCAGAAGAACCGTCGCGGAGGGAGGCATCTGCTGGCATTTTGGATTTGATGGTCTCGATATGCTCAACCACCTTGTCGATGGCCCCTTTGTTCGTTGACCCAAGAATTGAGCCAACCACCGATAGTGCGGCCATAACGCTCAGTTGGAAGGGTGACACAACGGGCTTTTCGCTCATCTTGACCTCCTAGGTCTTTAACCGCGCCGACATTGGCGCCTCCCGATCCCTGGGCCGGCACGCTCAGGGTCGGGAAACCCTTGTATGAAGGCACGACGCTACTACCCCGGTAGGGCGGTTGCCACTGGCATTTCATCCACGCTGTACAACCTTCCAGCCCGCCCTGTTGCGGGCTTTTTCATGCCCGGAGGAAAGCATGGGCGCAGTTCACCAGCACCTGGCCGGCCGCAAGGGCGGCAGTAGCAAGCCCAAGCAACCGTCGATCGCGCGCGACAGCCTGCAGTCGGTGGCCACCGCCAAGCTTCTGCTGGCGGTGGGCGAGGGCGAGTTCGCCGAGGGGCCGAGCGACCAGGACATCTACCTGGACAACACCCCGCTGATGGACGCCAGCGGCAACGTCAACTTCCCCAACGTGAAGTGGGAATGGCGCAGCGGCAGTGTCGATCAGGACTACATCCCCGGAATCCCCTCGGTGGAGAACGAGACCACGGTGAACGTGGAGCTGCGCAGCGACACCCCGTGGGTGCGTTCGGTGACCAACACCCAGTTGTCCGCCGTGCGCCTGCGCTTCGCCTGGCCGGCCCTGCAGAAGCAGGAGAGCAGTGGGGACGTGAACGGCTACCGGATCGAGTATGCCGTAGACGTCAGCACCGACGGCGGCGCCTACCAGCAGGTGTTGCTGGATGCTGTCGGCGGCAAGACCACCAGCCGCTACGAGCGGAGCCAGCGCATCGACCTGCCGGCGGCGACCACTGGCTGGCAGGTACGCGTGCGCCGGATCACGCCGAACCAGAACAGCAGCTTGATCGCCGACACAATGCTGATCGCCGGTCTGACTGAGGTGATCGACGCGAAGCTGCGCTACCCAAACACAGCTCTGCTCTACATCGAGTTCAGCGCAGAGCAGTTCAGCAACATTCCGGCCGTCACCGTCGAGTGCAAGGCCCGCAAAGTCCAAGTGCCGACCACCTACGACCCGGATCTGCGCACGTACACCGGCGTCTGGGATGGCAGTTTCAAGAACGCCTGGACCAACAATCCCGCGTGGATCACCTACGACATCAGCACCAACGCGCGCTTCGGCCTGGGCAAGCGGATCAAGCCATGGATGGTGGACAAGTGGGAGCTCTACAAGATCGCCCAGTATTGCGACCAGTTGGTGCCAGACGGGAAGGGCGGCCAGGAGCCGCGCTTTCTGTGCGATCTGAACCTGCAGTCTCGCGCCCAAGCCTGGACACTGCTGAGGGACATTGCGGCGATCTACCGGGGGATGAGCTACTGGGCGCAGGGGCAACTGGTGTCCCAGGCTGATATGCCGCGCAGCGCTGACTTCGACTACGTCTTTACCCGGGCGAACGTGATTGACGGGAAGATGACCTACGGCGCCGCCTCGGCTCGCGCCAGATACAGCCGCGCCCTGGTCAGCTACGACAACCCGGCGAACAACTACGACACCGACGTGACGGGCTATTCCGACACGACGTTGCTACGCCGCTATGGCGACAACCCGGTGGAAATTTCTGCCATTGGTTGCACTCGCGAGAGCGAGGCGCAGCGCCGCGCGAAGTGGGTGGTGCTGACAAGCGTGCAGGATCGGACAATCTCCTTCACCACTGGGACGGAGGGCCGGATCCCCCTGCCGGGCTACATCATCCCTGTGGCCGATTCGCTGCTGGCTGGTCGCGAGATTGGCGGCCGGATCTCGGGTGTTGCTGGCCGCGTGGTAACGCTCGATCGCGTCACTCAAGCCAAGGCCGGTGATCGCCTGATCATCAACCTGCCGAGCGGGCGCGCCGAGGGCCGGACGGTGCAGTCGGTCAACGGCAAGGCCGTCACCGTCACTGCTGCCTACTCGGAGACGCCGGAGCCGGAACTGTGCTGGGCGCTCGACGCCGATGACCTGGCTGTCCAGCTCTATCGAGTGATGAGCACCAAGCGTGACGACAACGGCCAATGGACCATCAACGGCCTGCAGTACGAGCCAAGCAAGTTCGACCACATCGATACCGGCGCGCGTCTTGAAGATCGCCCGATCAGCGTTATCCCGATCACCACCGTGGCGCCGCCGGCGAGCGTCACGCTGACCTCGCACTACCAGTTCGATCAGGGGTTGGCGGTCAGCACGATGACCATCGCCTGGCCCCCCGTGGAAGGGGCTGTCGCCTACGACGTGGAGTGGAAGAAGGACAGTGGAAATTGGATCCGCCTGCCGCGTGCCGGCACCACCAGCGTTGATGTGACCGGCATCTACGCAGGAGGCTATCTGGCGCGGGTGCGCGCGGTGTCGGCGTTCGACATCACGTCGGTCTGGAAGAGCTCGATCCTGACCCAGCTCAGCGGTAAGACCGGCGCGCCACCGGCGCTGGCGTTCCTGCGTACCACCAGCGGACCGTGGAAGATCGGCCTGGAGTGGGGATTCCCGGCCAGTGGCGCGGCGGACACCGCCTACACCGAGATCCAACAGTCGGTTACCCCAGGCGGCAGCGAACAGAACGCAACTGCCCTGGGCTTGTTCGCATACCCGACCGACACCCACACGCTGACCTCGCTGGCGGCCGGCGCTCGCCTGGCCTTCCGCGGGCGGCTGATCGACCGCACCGGCAACGTCGGCCCCTGGTCGGCCTGGGTCGACGGTATCAGCTCGACGGATGCGAGCGAGTACAACGAACTGATCACCAAGGAGTACGTCGAGTCCGCGCTGGGCGAGCAGTTCTTCGCCGACATCGATCAGATGCAGGTCGATATCAGTGGCCTGCAGGACCAGATCGACAATCTGACCGATGTGCTGGCCTACGACCCGACGAAGACCTACGCGAAGAACGATATCGTGCGGGTCGGCAACCGGCTGTATCAAGCGAAGCAGGCGGTGCCGCTCAACGCCTCTCCGCCGAATGCGACCTACTGGGCCGACATCGGACAGTCGATCGAGACTGCCAACGGCCTGGCCCAGCAGGTGGCCACCAACACTGCGGATATCACCGAGCTCGACGGTAAGGTCGAAGCGGCGGCTTCGAGCCTGGATGTTCTGCAGGCTGCCGCCCGCCGGGAGCCGGCGACCGGAGAGAAGGCCGATGCGCTGAAGGGCTGGGACACCATTGCTCGAGCCGCCACCGAAGTCACCGTGCGGGCGAACGAGGACGAAGCGCAGGCGAAGCGGACTAGCTTGCTTGAAGCGCGGACTGCAACTGCGGAGGGGCGCATTACCACGGTCGAGCAGGTGACCGCGAGCGACAGACAAGCCACTGCCCAGCGCATCGACCAACTTTCAGCGGAGGTGGGTAGCAACAGTGCGGCAATCCAGACGACGTCCCAGGCAGTGGCCTCTCTGGATGGGAACGTTCAGGCGCTCTACAGCGTAAAGCTCCAGGCCCATGCCAATGGGCAGTCGTACGCCGCTGGCTGGCAACTGGGCTTCGACAGCGGCACGAGCGTGACGACCATGGCGTTCCAGGCTGATCGGTTCCTCTGGTTCAACAGTTCCAGCGGGCAGACCGTGGCGCCGGTCTCGATCGTCGGAGGCCAGATGTTCATCAACAACGCGATGATTCAGGACGGTTCGATTACGAACGCGAAGATCGGCAACGTGATTCAGTCGACCGCACTCGGTGCCAACGGCGAGCCGCTGTGGAAGCTTGATAAAGCAGGGAGTTTGACGATGAACAGCGCAACGTCCGGAGGCTTCATGAGGCAGACAGCGGAGGCCGTTAAAGTCTACGACGCGAACCTGGTGTTACGGGTACAGATCGGGAATCTCGACGCATGAGCTATGGCATCCGAATTCGAAACGCAGCCGGAGGGATCGTGATGGACCTCACCGGCCAGTCGGCGCGGACTGTATATCGACAATCGATTGGAGCGATCACAGGAGGAATGGCAGTGAGTATTCCCGGCTTTGATCCCGCTCGTGGTGTAGTTTTCTTAATCTCAAGCGGCTACCCATTTGGAAACGTCCCTTCCTATAGACTATCTGGAAATGTAATTACGTTTTTGCGAGACGGATCTCCAAATGTTACCTATGTCCTACATGCGGTAATGTTCTCATGAGCTACGGTATCCTTGTTCGAGGGAACAATGGGCAAACAATTATCGATGACTCAAACCCCTGCATGCATATTGTTGAAGGTGGGGTGTATGGCGTTCAAGGGGCGGTGGAAATTGTTGTAAACTACTCGGCGCCAATTAACTCGCCCTACGAGCCATATGTATACTTCTGTCCTAATGGGCCTCACCAGATTTATAGATTTCGACATCTGGGAGGGGCTGGGGCTTGGTCTGGATTTGCGTTTTACCAGTCTAGTTTCCAAGATACCGACCCGCCGGTATATGGAGGAAAGTGGAAGGCCGCAGCAGTCATGCTACCCCGTATAGGAGGGTGGGGCATGCATGTATTCGATGCTCAGTCGCGTGTCATGTTCGACAGTAATCGCGAGATTGTGCGGTTTGTTGGAGGGGCGCAGGAGTGGGAGTTATACGCCCATAACCCTAATTGGCCCGGAGGTATGCACATGCAAACATGGGCACTTCCATATCCATATGGGTTGTCCACCTATTTTCTGGTGAGTCATTTTAATCTAAAGCATATCTATACTCTGGAACCCCCTCGTATAGGGTTCCTGTACAATTCCCGGGCCATGATTTTCGTCTCCTCGTTAGTTCCGGATGAGATCGGATTTAAGTTCAACTGGCCACTCATTGTTGTCGCGTAATTTGATGGAGGCTTAAATGGCATGGTATTCAACCGGCACCGTCGCGGTGACAGAAAATAGCCCGACCGTCACCGGCACCGGAACTCAGTTTTCTTCTAATGTCCGGGTAGGCGACGCCTTTATTGCCCCTGACGGGCGCCTCTACGAAGTGAGCAACGTCGCCAGTTCGACGGTCATGTCGATAAAGCCCAACTACCGGGGCAGCACGGCTAGCGGCCAGCCCTATGCGGTGGCGCCAATCCTGGGTTACGACAAGGAGCTGAGCGATCGATTCAACCTGATAGCGAACCAGTGGGGAGGGACGCTGGCCGGCATTCAGCCGTGGGCAACGGCACCGACGCCGGCCCAGGCGAGGAACTCGCTCGAGTTGCGCAGCGCCGCCCAGGCCGATATCGGTACAATGCTTGGAAACGCCATGCCGGTCGGCGCATTCGGGATTGGTTCTGAGCGTCCTGACCGAGCACCATCGATTCATCGTTATGCGACAAGCGTCGAGATATTCGATTCGACAACTGTTGACTCCGTGGCAACTGGCATTAGCAACGGATCTGTGTTGACGATCGGCTACGACGGATCCGACTTGCGAGGAGCGCAGATGTTTTTCGGCCAGGTGCCGGCATCTACGGTCAAAGGTCGGTGCGGGAAATTCTCGTCTGCCCCTATTTTCGAGTTCTACACGACTATAAACACGACGAGAGCAACCGACGGGACGCTTCGTGCTGCATCGCCGGTCGTGCGTATCGCCAACGTTGATGGGAGCTTGAGACCGGACCTCAACGAACTGGACTTCGAGCCTGCGGGGGCTTGGGGTGTAGCCAACGCAGAGGCCCGCGGCGTTACTGTTCAACGGCTCGCCGTTGGCGTCTACAAGGTCTCTGGTAGCCTGGGGCTAGCGAAAGAGGGCTGGCGCGTGATCGACCCTGCGTCTCCCGACGGCGGTCGCCCACTCGGTATCACTGACAGCGAACAGGCTGAGGATGGGGCGGTCACCATCCGTCTCTTCAAACAGCGCTGGACACTCAGTGACGACGGAGAAATGGTGCTCGGGAAGGGCGCTCCGCTGGACGTGCCGCTCAATAGCTGGATCGATGTCCGATTGTCGATGCCGGCACCTCCTGAGGTGCAGCCCGAGACTCTATGA